AAAACCTGGAGTGAAATGTCACCATCTGAAAAAAAGCGGGCGGTTGCAGAAAAGAAACGGGTTGGTATGGGAAGAAAGACTTCTCAAATAAGAAGAAGAAAAACAAATGCCAAAAAAAAGAAAAGATCCTAAAGTAGGTACAGGTAAGAAACCAAAAGGTTCTGGCCGTAGACTATATACAGATGAAAACCCTAAAGATACAGTGGGTATCAAATTTAAGACCCCAGCTGATGCTAGGGCCACAGTGGCTAAGGTAAAGAAAGTAAATAAGCCTTATGCTAGAAAGATACAGATATTAACTGTAGGGGAACAAAGAGCGCGTGTCATGGGTAAAAGACAAGTTGCTTCTATATTTAAAAAAGGTAAAGAACAAATAAGAAAGGCTCATGGACGCAAAAAAACTTAAAAAAATTTCGGCTGAATTACGTAAAGCCTCAGCTATGCATAAAAGCCAAGCTGTAAGAATAGAAAAAATGTTAAAATCAGTAAACAAAAATAAATAATATGGGAAAACCAGGACCGAAGGCTTATTCAATAATTAATGACCTTCTAAAAAAAGCAAAAGGCAAGTCACCTTTAAAGCAACAAAAGTTACCAATGAATAACTCTGCGGTGCCAGCTTATAAAAAATACATGTAATCATGCCAGGAACAAATTACATGAAAAAAGTTAAGGAGCGAATGACGTTTTCTGAAAGTATGAGGCCTAGCGCCTTACAGAGTAATAAATTTATAGGCGAATTAAAAAAAGCTCAAGAAAATAATCAAGATTCTTTTGTTGTTAACGGAAAAACATATGAAACAAAAGGAAGCTCACTTACTAGACTTAATAAAAATATGGAATTAGAAACCATGACACCTAAAAACGCAACAGCAATGTCTGCTATGCCGGGTCAAGGTATGCCAAATCCAAATAATGTTTTGCAAAGAGCAAGCAAAATGTCTAAGGCTAAGTTTCCTTTGATGCCAACAAAATATATGAATCCACCTAAAATGGGAACTATATTTTCTAAAGCAAATAAATCAAAGAAAAAATAGTGCCTGATACATTTATAAAGAATAACTTATCTATAGTTATTATGTTTGTAACTGCAGTATTTACAGCAGGTGGTATATTTTCTGAATTTACATCAGTTAAGGATGAAATACACTTAGTGCATGAAAGGCTAGATGAAAAGATTATTATTATAGATAAACTTGAAACACGTATACTTGAAATTGAAAAACAACTAGAGTATGAGCGTGGACTGCTTGATGCAATAAAAAACCAATAGTTATGCCATATAAAAGTAATGCACAGCGTAAGGCTGTATGGGCTAGTCGTAACGAACAGGCTGAAAAAAAGAAACGTAAAAGAAAACGTAAGAAAAAAAAGTAATGGCTTATAAACTCAGCAAGAGTGGTAAAGTAAAGAAAAAGAAAAGAGATCTTAAATTTGCTAAAACCACAAGAAGAACCAGAATGAAGGCTGAGAATCAAAAAAAGCGCAGAGCTGCTAAAAAGAAAGGTATAAATATAAAAGGTAAGGATTACGACCATACTAAGAAAAAATTTGTATCTATTAAAAAGAATAGAGGCGGTTTTGGTAAAGGAACTAAATAATATGAAAGTATTACCAGTAACACATAAGCACTCCATCTGTGGAAGAAACGATATGGAACTTCAGGGTGGTCCGCTTGAAAGAAAAAGAAAAAATGCTCCTTCTCGCAAAAAGTCTTTAGGCTATTACAATAAAGCTAATAAAACTGGTACCGGTGCTAAAGCAGGTGGTGGTATGAGTCAAAAAGGAGTTTCAAAGTATAGAAGAGATAATCCTGGGAGTAAGCTTAAAACAGCAGTAACGACTCCTCCTTCAAAACTGAAGAAAGGTAGTAAAGCTGCAAAAAGAAGAAAGTCATTCTGTGCCAGATCTAAAAGCTGGAAATCAGAAAGAGGTAGAGCCGCTAGAAGAAGGTGGAACTGCTAAAAAAAAAATGAAAAAAATAATTGCTATCTTATTGTTAATTGTATGTTATTCTTGTGCTTCTATTAAAGGACAAGCTTATATAGATGTTAATGAAAACATGGATTTTGAACCAAATGAAGATGTTAGATTTAGAACTAGGTTTAAAGTTGGCTATAAAATATATATAGGAGAAAAGAAAACATTGTTTGAAAAAAAACAAAAACAAAAAGATAAACTATTCCAATAAAATAATATAATTTAATCAAATCAAATGGGAGTACAATTCGGTGGGCCTAAAATAGTAAAGGCCCTTAGTTTTAAAAAAGAAGCCAAAGATGGCCTTATTAAAGGTATTAAAAAGCTATCGGATGCAGTGTCAGTAACACTTGGTGCATCTGGTAGAACAGTAGTTTTAGAAGATGACTTTGGTAATCCTCACGTAACAAAAGACGGTGTTACAGTAGCAAGCTACGTAAACCTAGAAGATCCACTGGAAAATCTAGGTGCTACTATGCTAAAGCAAGCCGCAAAACAAACAGCAACAAAAGCAGGCGACGGAACAACAACATCTACAGTACTAGCTGAAAACATAATGAAAAGCTACTTTAATTTAAAAGGAGAAGATTTTTCATTTAGAGATATTAAAAGCGGTATAGATAAGTTTGTAAAAAAAGTCGTAGAGTTTTTAAATAAAAAAGCATCACCGGTAGATGAAAAGATGTTAAATCATGTATCTACCATTTCTTGTAACAACGACAAAGAACTTGGCAACTTTATAGCAGATGCGTTTAAATTAGCAGGTGAAAACGGTGTAGTAACAATGGAAACATCACCGACAAATGAAACCTATATAGATTCAATAAACGGTACACATATAAAGTCAATAAGTAAAAGTATACATTTTTATACTAATAGGGAAAAAGAAGTGTCGGAGCTTGAGAAGCCATTAATATTTTTATGTGCTTCTGATATAGATAATATCCGACGTATTCAACCAATCTTGGAGTTCGCGATCAAGTCCAACCAATCGTTGTTACTCATTGCCCCTTGCGATCAGCAAATCATTTCAGCATTAGCGATGAATTTCGTAAAGGGCAATATACGTTGCAATGTTATCGATCCACCTTCTTTCGGACTTAAAAGAAAGGATATATTAGATGACATTGCCCTTTTAACGGGTGCAACTGTTATAGATGAAAATCTAGGTGACTCACTAGATAACATTACATCAGACGTGCTCGGTAATGCATCAAAAGCTATAATTGATACAGATGGTACAACTGTAGCTATAGATGAGATTCCAGAAGGAGTCAAAGAAAGAGTCGAGTATCTTCAAAAACAATTAGATGAAGAAGATCATCATATAATGAGACCACATTTAGAATATAGGCTATCTATATTGAATGGAGGTGTTTCAATGGTTTATGTTGGTGGAGATACTGAAGTGGAAGTATCAGAAAAAAAAGACAGGGTTGATGATGCAATTCATGCCGTTAGAGCTGCAAAAAAAGAAGGTATACTACCCGGGGGCGGTGTAGCACTAGTAGCAGCAGCAAATATGGATTGGGAGTTAACACTTAATCAAGGTGAACTAAAGGGTATTGATATAATGAAAGAAGCACTTTTATCACCATACAATATGATACTAAGCAATGCAGGATTAAATCCTGAAGATTTTAAAGGTATATCATTTAAAAAAGGTGTTGACGTAATGGATGCAACCGTAAAAGATATGATAAAAGCCGGTATAGTCGATCCACTGCTTGTAACTAAATCAGCACTATTAAATGCTGTATCAGTTGCAACTACTATACTTTCAACCGATTGTGTAATTTCAAACGTTAGAGATTATGAAAGCGATAGGTAAGTATATAGTAATATCTGAAATAAAAGAAGATATAAAGAAAACAGAAGGTGGGTTACTTCTTGCTGAAAACCACAGAGAAGATATAAGATACAGAACTGCTACAGTTGTATCAATTGGTACACATGTAGAAGGAATAAAAAATAGCGACAAAATTTATTACGATAGAGTCGCAGGACACAATATAGAAATAGATAACAATATATTTAAAGTAATACAAGAACAAGACGTAATAATAGTATTATAATGAACCGCTCGGATTTTATAGAAAGAGGAGAAGTTAAGGTTGATTTTTTAAAATACTATAGATTAGTTTCCAGATGGGCATGCAAACAACATGAGTTAAACATTGCTGATTTGGAATTGCTATTTTATCTCGATCCTATTAAATATTTTACAATAGACGATTTTAAAAGCGGAACCTTGTATTACAGTTGGGATAAAACTAGATTTTACAGATTGCAAAAAAATGATTGGATTAAAAAAATTCATAAAGGTAACGGTAGACTAGGAGATCATAACAAATACACTGTTTCAGCAAAAGGGAAAAGACTTATAAATAGAATATATAAAATATTAATAGATAAGGAAAGTTTGCCTGAATCATCGCGAAGAAACAAAATAATGAAAAGAGAAACATATATAGATAAAGTCTATTCGCAAGCAATAAGTAAATTTAACAAAAAAGATTTATAATGGCTAAAATATCATCATTTCCACAAGACACAACTGTCGAGGCTGGAGATAAACTATTAGGAACAGATGTTTCAGGTGCTACAAAAAACTTTAGTATTACATCAATTGTACAGTCAACACCATTTGCAAGTCACGGGGGAACTACAACACATACACAGGGGTCAGCATCAGCTACATGGACAATAACTCATAATTTAAATAAATTTCCATCTGTTACAATAGTAGATTCCGAAGAAGAACAAGTATTTGGAGTTGTTGATTATCAAAGTGCTAATACAATAGTATTAACATTTTCAGCCGCAATATCAGGGAAAGCATATTTAAACTAACAAAAAATGGCAATAAAACATTTAGCAAATCTCGATTTAAATAACAACGAAATAAAAAACGTTAAAGTTGATGTAGTTACTTCAGACCCAAGTGGGATGGGTGCTGCAAATGTAGGTAGAATAATCTACAATTCTGATAACAGTAGTAAGCAAATAAAATACTGGGATGGATCAGCTTGGGTTAGTATGAAAAATACTGATACCGATGTTGACGTTAGTATAGCTAATTTAAAAGCGAGATTACCACAAATATCAGATAGTTTTACTATAGGTGACGCTACAGATGTAACGGTAACAACATCTGGTGATTTAACTGTAACAGGTGATTTAACTGTAAGCGGTACTACAACAACTGTTAATACAGCTACGTTAGATATTGAAGACAATATAATAACACTTAATAAAAATCAAACTGGTACTCCGGCAACTACACTGCGATCAGGTATTGAAGTTGAAAGAGGAGATTCAGCTAACGCTATATTACAGTTTAATGAAGATACAGATAAATTTGAATTTTCAATTGATGGGGGTTCAAGTTTTACTAATATAGTTGGTGTAGTAGATTCTTCAGAAACAGTAAAAGGTATAGTTGAATTAGCAACAACTGCAGAAGCAACTACAGGTACTGACACAGCAAGGGCGGTAACACCTGCTGGGCTAGCTGCTCATAATGCAGCAAGAAGCTTTGCTGTTAATTTAGAAGCTTCAAACTCTGCTGTAGCAAAATCCACAAATACATATACAGTAACACACGGTTTAGCCACTAGAGATGTTATGGCACAAGTTTATGAAGCTGCATCTCCATATGAAACTGTACAAGTAGATATTGCTAGAGCATCAACGGGAACTATAACAGTTGCATTTTCAGATACCGTAACAGATGGAGCCTATAGAGTTCTTATCACTAAAATAGACTAATAATATATGTCGATTAAATTTAAATCAAAATTATCCGAGTTAGATGTAGATGGTAAAATCGTACAATCTAAACATCGGACAATAAGACATACCGACGCAGTTCAGACTTTAGAAGTTAAAGTTATAACTAAAACCACTGCACATCCATCTCATGGATCCGGTAGTAGTTATGGTTATACTATAGACGGAGTTGAAGGTGCTTATCTTGAATTAACTCCCGGTATTACATATAAGTTTGATCAATCAGATAGTTCAAACGGTGGAACTGGTACTGGTGGTGGTGCTCATCCATTATTATTTGCAACAGCTGCAGATGCCGCAGGAAGTACTCAATATACTACAGGTGTAACTACAAGCGGTTCACCTGGAAGTTCTGGTGCATACACACAAATTATTCCAACAACAACAACTCCCCCTATATTACATTACTATTGTTCATCTCACACTGGGATGGGTAGCTATGCTAAATTTGGTACTGGCACAGTAGGAGACACATATTCTATAAATGTAGCGACAGATGGAAGTAATGTTGACTTAAACTTAGATGCAGCAAGTGGTACAGATTCAACTGTGCAATTAACAGCTGGTTCAAATATATCACTTACTAGAAACGATGCTCAGCAAGTTACTATAGCCGCCTCAGGTGGTGCACTAACTGTACAAGAAGAAGGTTCTTCATTATCGACTGCAGCAACTACATTAAATTTTACAGGTTCAGCCGTAACCGCTTCAGGTACGGGTGCAACAAAAACAATAAATATACCCGGTGGCAGTGGGGTAACGGTACAAGAAGAAGGTAGCTCACTATCTACAGCGGGTACAACTTTAAACTTTGTTGGTTCAGGTGTAACTGCTTCAGGCACAGGAGCTACTAAAACAATTACCGTAAGTGGTGGTGGAAGTAGTGGACAAGTAACAACACAATTAAATGTATCAGGAGATGGTACTACACAAGCTACAGATGGATCAAGAACTGCATTTACAATATCATCTGCTCCTGCTTCTGAAAACAATTTACAAATATATTTAGACGGTGTTTACCAGGCAAAAAGTGATTTTTCTGTAAGTGGAACAACTGTAACACTAGATGCTGCTCCAGCAACAGGAACTGTATTAGAAATAATACACTTTACTGTTATAGATGCTAATATATTTTTACAATCACATACTACAGCAAATAACAGTACAACCTCGTTTTCGGCAGGTGGAGTTATAGCAAATGAAAACGATACACAGGTTTACATAGATGGAGTTTATCAAAGTAAAAGTAATTATTCTGTTTCTGGAAGTAATGTAGTTTTAAGTACTGCACCCGCAACAGGAGCTGTTGTTGAAATAGTAAATATAAAAGCTAGTACAACATCATCTGGTTCTATAACTTGGGAAACAGGAATTAAAACATCTAGTTTTACTGCAGCAGCAGGTAAAGGGTATTTTGTAAATACAACATCAGGGGCTGTAACGGTTAGTTTACCAGCAGGAAGTGCTGGAGAAGAAATACACTTTACGGACTACGCAAGCACATTTGATACCAATTCACTGATACTAGATGCAAATGGTAGTCAAAAAATACAAGGAGGCACAGCTAATAAGCAATGTACTACAGAAAATGCTACTGTAAGATTAATATATCAAGATGATACTAAAGGTTGGACTGCTGATAATATTCTTATACCTCCAGTTACTGTAAATTATTTAGTTATTGCAGGAGGTGGAGCAGGTGGCGGTTATTATAGAGCTGGAGGCGGTGGTGCCGGTGGTTTAAGAACATCTTATGGTTCAGCTTCCGGTGGTGGGGGATCAGCAGAAAGTGCTTTAAGCCTAGCGGCTGCAACAAATTTTACTGTTACCGTAGGTGCTGGTGGTGCCGGAGCTGCTTTCTCAGCTAGCAATGGTGGTAGTGGATCAGATTCTGTATTTTCTACTATAACATCCACAGGTGGTGGAGGTGGAGGTAGATATACTGGTAGTACTGGAACAGCTGGAGCTGCGGGTGGATCCGGTGGTGGTGGTGGCGGTGATAGTACCGGTGGCGCTGCTGGTGCTGGAACTGCAAACCAAGGTTATGCTGGAGGAGCTGGAGCTGGATCCGGTGTACAATGTGGCGGCGGCGGCGGTGGTGCAGGTGCTGTTGGTCAGGCTGGTGGCGGTGGTGCAGAATCAGGAGATGGCGGTGATGGTATTCAATCTGCTATTTTAAATTATGCTAACGCAGGAACCGCAAGTGTAGGTGAACAAATAAGCGGATCACAAGTATGGTATGCAGGTGGTGGTGGTGGTGGTAGTTATAGTTCTGGAAATGATACAATACCCGGTAAGGGTGGTGGAGGTGAAGGAACTGCTCAATCAAATTACCCTGGTAATGGTAGTAATGCTGACGCTAATACCGGTGGCGGAGGTGGAGGTGCTTCTGGAGACGCAGGTATTGTTGGTGGAACAGGTGGTTCAGGTGTAGTTATATTAAGATACCCTTCATCAAACACAGTAACTGTAGGATCGGGCTTAACAGAATCGAGTGGTTCACCTTTTACTGAAGGATCTGATAAAATATCTGTATTTACTGCAGGTACTGGAACAATAACATTTAGTTAATTATGGCACATTACGCTTTTTTAAATATGCAAAATATCGTTACTGAATTAATAGTAGGTAAAGAAGAAACAGAAGGGCCAATAAATTGGGAAATGCATTATGGTAATATTCGTGAACAAGTTTGCAAACGAACATCTTATAATACTATAGGGGGAACACATAAAAATGGGGGAACTCCTTTTAGAAAAAACTATGCTGGCATAGGATTTACTTATGACTACACAAAAGATGCATTTATACCTCCTAAACCTTTTAATAGTTGGAAATTAAATTCTAACTCATGTATGTGGGAAGCGCCCACAGCGCGTCCTAATGATGATAAGATATATATATGGGACGAAGATAATAAAGAATGGATTTTAACAGAATAATAAAATGGCATTAACAAAAGTAACACATAACGTATTAGAAAATAGATACACAGCAATCAATGCTATTGGTACTACCTCTGGTGGATTTAATATTGACTTTTCTTTAGGGGTTGTTCATACTATAACATTAGGAGGTGCTCATACAGGCACGTTTATTAATTTTAAAGTTGGACAAGTAATTGATATAATTATAACAGGAGATTATGCATTAACGCTTAGTGCAACTGCATCGGGTACCCCATCTATAAATAAAATTGGTTCTACTGATTATGCTGGAGCATCTACAAATGTTATACAAGTAGTTTGTACATCAGCTAGTAGCTCAACACCCCAATTTTTATATTCAGTAAATACATACGCAAGCGATACAACACCATAATAATATAAAAGCACGAATAGAATCAGGCAAAATTATAAAATATCCTACTTTACCAAATTCATTTAAAAGTGGAGGTGTAGTTGTTGAAAATTTTAGCAAAGCAAGTAATGATGTTTTAGAATCTTATGGTTTTTATGATATAGTTATTCCAACCTATGATAGCAAAACAGAATATATACATAATTTACGTACTGTTGACGATTATAAAGATTCGGAAGGTAATACTAAAACGGTTTTTACTTATGATGTAAGTGAAAAAACTTTCACTGAATCTCTTGTTGAATTAAAAAAAATTAAAATACAACAATTAAAATCTTTAGCTAATCAAAAATTACAACCAACAGATTGGTATATAATTAGAAAAATAGAAAAAGGATCATCTATCCCAGATAATATACAAACACAAAGAAATAACATAAAAAGTCAGGTAGATACTCAAGAAGCATCTATTAATTCTAAAACAAATAAATTAGATGTGTTTAACTTTGAAATAAATTTATAAATGTCTTTAGGGAAAAAAATATTTCATCAAAATCCAGCAGCAACAGGCGATGTAGATGCAGCGCAAGGGCTAGTTATACATGTGGATGCTAATGATGAGGATAGCATTGAAAGCGGAGGTGCTAATACAGGTGCAGGAAGTGGTACTTGGTTTGATATAGCTAACCACAATTTAAATGTACCTTTAGCGGATAAAGCAGATAATTTACAATTACATCTTAATGCAAGTGATACAACTTCCTATGGGGGTAGTGGCTCAACTTGGACAGATATAAGTGGAAATTCAAGAAACGGTACAATCAATGGTGGTGTTGAAAGCACTTATACAACAGATCTAAGAGGAAGTTTTGATTTAGTAAAAAACTCCGGAGATTATTTTGAAATTCCACATCATAATGATATTAGTCCTAGTTCAAACGGGGTAACTTTTGAATCATGGGTAACACCTGATAATATAAACACTACTAACAATATTTTTTATATTGGTAATGATTCAGGTTATGGAGAATTTTCAGGAGGTACAAATAATGCTACAGCTTTTATTACTACAATGACTTCAAGTGCTTATGTAAATAATGTAGCTACAGGTAATGTTATAACAGCTGGAAAATTACATCATATTGTTTTTACAATGAGTAATGTAACAAATCCTGTAGTTAATATATATGTTGATGGTACATTATCAGTAACAAACACAGGTTCAGGTACAGTAATTGATACCAATGGAAATTTAAAAATAGGTAGATACACAACAGGAAATGCAAATGATTTTGATGGTAAAATACATGCAATAAGAGTTTATAATACAGTACTTACAGCATCAGAAGTAGCACAAAACTTTAGAGCAGGTAATTTTTTAAGCTATAGTTCTTTAGTTACTTCTAAAGACCAAGCAAATCCAGGTTCATTATATACAAGTAATTTAGCATTTCATTTAGATGCAAATGGTCATTCAGGTACATATTGGACTGATAGTGCTAGTAGTATTAATGGTACAATTAGTGGAGCAACCTATGTTAACGATAATAATTCAGATTATTTTACTTTTGATGGAAGTAATGACACTGTAACTTTTCCAGCTTCTGATACTTCACCTGTAAATTTTTCAAGTGAAACTCATACAATAGAATTTTGGGTAAATTTTAATAATTTAGCTGATGATGATGTAATAGTAGGAAAATTTGGTGGTAGCAATACTTTAAAATCTTTTCAAATACAAGTATCAAATAGTAATAAAATAACAGTATTAGAAAGAGATGGCAGCTCAAATAATACTTTTGAAACTACCGGCACATTTTCAAATGGGACTTGGGCACATTTTACATATGTAAGGTCAGCATCTCAAGTAATATTATATATAAATGGTGCATTAGACGCTACACATTCTGCATCAAATGCTATAAATGCAGGTTCTACTCAAGACATAACAATAGGTAATCAAGCCGGTGCAAGTGTTTATTTTGATGGTAAATTAGCTCAGGTAAGAATTTATAGTTCTACTTTAAATTCTTCACAAGTAAAAACTAATTACAATGCTACTAAAGCATTATATCAAAATCCTACTTTGCAAATGAATCTATTAGGTTCAGCATATACAAGTGGTACAACTTGGAGTGATTCAGCTAATAGTAATGATGGCACAATATCAAACGGAAGTGCTTCTTTTGATAAAGAACTAGGTAATTTTTTAGTCTTTGACGGCAGTCCAAGATTAACTGTTCCAATGTTTTCAGCATTATCGACTGCCACCATTTTTTCTATAGAATTATGGTTTAAATCATCCACAGCAACAAGTGATGGAATGATAATGAATGTTTATAATGGGGCTGGTACTACTGAAAGTAAATTTAGTTTAAGTTGGAACGGTAATAAATTTAGATGGGTAGTATACGGTGGTTCAAATAATGGTTACGATGCGTCCCAGGATTTATTTACTACAAATACCTTTTCAACAAATACTTGGCTTCATGTAGTTGCAACGTATAGCTATGACTCTGAAATGAAAATATATGTAAATGGAGTTTTAGAAGGTGCAGAAGGAGATCCTGATCACGGAGTAAGTACAAATTCAAGTACACAAATTAGATGGAGTGATAGAAGTGATGGATATGGTGTAGATACACAAATAGGAGAAACTCGTATTTATACTGGTGTACTTACACAAGCACAAGTAGCACAAAACTATTTAGCTAAAAAGAATGATTATCCTAATGGATTTAATTTTTCAATTAATAGCGCTACTTTTTCAACAAATTCAAGTCCAGCATACAACTATTTTCGTTCTGATGCTGCTGCTGAAAAACTTACATCTGGTACTGTGGATATTGACATAAGTATGGGTATGACTGTTTCCGTATGGTTAAGAAGACACGCTACAACAGGGACATATCAGCAACAGTTTAGAATGACAGGAGATGGCTTTACATCTTATTTATTTATGATTGCTGGAAATGGAGATACAAGGTATTTTTATTCCGATGGTACAGGAAATGTAATTAATACAGCAGCAGGTTTTGGAGATTGGACAACGGATTGGATAAATATAATTCACGTGAGAGAAGCAAATGGAGCAGGTACAACTAACAACAGGGGAGAAATATATTTAAACGGAGTTTCTGGACATACACAAACTGATTTAACAGCAGCAACAAATATCACAAGCATTGGGTTTGGAAATAATTTGACTTCAAGTAGAGTTGACAATGTTGATTCCGGTATGTTAAAACTATTTCAAAGACCATTTTCTGATGCAGAAGCATTAGCTGAATTTAACGCAACAAAAGCAACGTTTGGTATATCATAAAATTTTAATTAAATAATATGAAAAAAAAATTTAAAGACACTGCAGTTGGAAAGTTTTTATTAAATAAAATTCCAGCTGTAGTAGGGTCAATAGCTAGCGGTACACCAGCTGGCGGTATCATAGAGGCTATAATAGGTAGTAGTGAGATGTCTCAAGGCGATAAAGAAATTGCTTTGGAAAAACTAAAACTTGAAAGAGCTGAAATAGATGGGACAACAGAAAGATGGGTTGCAGATGCAAACTCGGGAGCATGGCTTGCGGCTAATGTTCGTCCTTTAGTATTAATATTTTTAACAGTAAGCTATGTAATTGGGTGGTACTTAAGTTATCCACTTGATTCAATAACCGGTTTATTAACAATAGTAATCGGAGGCTATTTCGGATCACGAGGTGTGGAGAAAGTCTTTGGAAACAAAATGCACAAATAAAATGCAAGACTTAAGAATTTATGGTATAAGTTTAGGTGGATTCACCTTTTCTATAATGCCAGATATAAATCCGCTGCTACAAACAGTAGTATTAGTATTAACTATAATATATACCATTATAGGTATAAAAAATAAATTAAATCAAAAATAAAATGCCTTTAAAATATTTTAATGAATCTGAATTTAATGAATTTAAATTGATGAATAAAAAACTTCTTAGTATGTTAGATAACTTGCGAGAAGTATATGGTTCACCATTAAAAATAACATCAAGTTATAGAAGCCCTGATCATCCAATAGAAGCAAAGAAAAAAGCGCCAGGCGAACACGCATACGGTAATGCTGTTGATATTGCAAGTGTAGGTGGTGAGGCAACATTTAAATTAGTTAAAGCTGCTATGGAAGTTGGCTTTACAAGAATAGGTGTAAGTAGAAAAAATAATTTTGTCCATGTAGGTATTGGTTATCCCGATGCTCCTAAAATAACTCTTTGGACGTATTAAATAAAATTTAAAGTGGAACAATTCTTAATTGAATTTATTGTAATTATAGCAATATTTTTTGTGTTAAAAATATTTTGGAATGCTAGATTAAAATTCTGGCTAGGTAATTTTGTAATAGGAATGAATGTATTTGCATGCATATTGTATTTATACGGTTTCTATAGTAATGTTATGCCTTATGGTGATGCATTTAGTAAAGTACTATTACATTCCGTTGTAGCTATAATTATACATACACTTTTTAGTTTAGATGAAAAAAAGAAAATTAAATGAAATTAATAAGAAAAATATCAATTGGCCAAGACTATAAAAACGAAGCTATGCATTATTCTGTAGGGCAAGAGGTTTATGGTGGGCATACAATATGTGATATATTTGAAAAAGATAATGGCTATCATATATACATAGAAAAAGATAGTAATCAGATACCATGGAAACATTTTAATACAAATATGGCTGTTTCTGTAGAATACAATTTAGATTATTAATGAAATCACTTTACAATTATATTATATATACTGATAGCAGATACGACAATAAAAAATACATAGATGGCAAAGAACTAATAATTAATTCTGAATTATCTGAAAGAGATTATAAGTTTGTTAATAGAATAGGTACAGTTAAAAGCATACCTATAAATTATAAAACAAGAATAAAACCAGGTGATAAAGTAATTGTTAATCACAATGTATTTAGAAGATGGATTGATGTTAGGGGTAAAGAAAAAAATTCATCATCATATATTGATGAAAATATTTATTCCGTTAGTCCAGAACAAGTGTATGCATACAAAAATAATGGTGAATGGAAATGTCCTGACAAATATTGTTTTGTTAAACCATTACCACAAGATTTTAAATGGAGTCTTTTAAAAGAAAAAGAATTAGTTGGTGAGCTTGTATATAATAATAAGCTTTTAAGTTCGTTAAACGTGTCCGTAGGCGATATAGTGGGCTTTACACCAGATTCCGAATATGAGTTTAATATTGAGGATCAAAAATTATATAGAATTTTATCACATCATATAACAATCAACTATGGACGTAAAAAAAACAAGAGAGAGACTACTCAAAGCTGCTGAAAACTCTATAGAAGAGTTAATAAAAGTTATGAATAAAAAAATGGATCCAGAAGAATTAGATCCTGAAAAAGTAAAAATATCAGCATCAGCCTATAGATTAGCTATGGAAGACGCTATAGCTATGATGGCTAAAGTAGAAGAACTTAACAGTGTAGGAAAAGAAGACAACCCTAAAAAACAAGAATTCTTCGGTGTAGAAGATCGTATTAAATAATGTATAATCAAACCTTATATAAGATACACACCGAACATTTATCATCTAAATTAGTTAAAAATAATAATAGATATAAAAAATTCGAGTACGGTTATAATAAAGATTTAGATTGTGTTGTTATAAGTAAAGACGGTACAATAGGTGAAATATATGAAATACAAGGATTAAAAATTGCACTTCCTTTAATACCTAAAGAAATTAATGGTAAAGAATTAAAAAAAGAAGATCAAGTATTTATTCAAACACCTAAACCAGCTACACTTAAAAAAATAAAAAGTATATATAATTTTAAGTCGTATAATGAGGATATAAAAGAAAAGTATTATGAATATATTAACAAGGAGTTTGATTTTCGTTCTGATGGTTACTGGTTCATGTGCAACGGTGAGCCATGTTACCTCACCGGCTCCCATTATATATACCTCAATTGGACAAAGATCGATGTGGGTTCACCCGATTTTAGACACGCAAACAGATTATTTTTTTATTTCTGGGAGGCGTGCAAGGCGGATTATAGGTGTTATGGAATGTGCTACCTCAAGAACAGACGGTCTGGTTTCTCCTTTATGGCGAGTTCGGAAGTTGTCAACGTGGCAACTGTTACCAGAGATGCAAGATTTGGGATACTTTCAAAGACTGGAGGAGACGCGAAGAAGATGTTCACGGATAAGGTTGTCCCAATTTCCACGAACTACCCATTCTTTTTTAAACCAATACAGGATGGCATGGAGAGGCCAAAGACAGAATTATCGTATAAGGTACCATCGAGAAGGCTCACAAGAAAGACGATACAAGCAACCACCTCAACCACCGAAGAGAGTGATCAAATGGGACTTGACACCACCATCGACTGGAAGAATACAGGTGACAATTCCTACGACGGGGAGAAACTACAGATCCTCGTCCATGATGAATCGGGCAAGTGGGAGAAGCCGGACAACATTCTCAATAACTGGAGGGTCACAAAGACGTGTCTCCGTCTCGGTTCGAAGATAGTTGGTAAATGTATGATGGGATCTACATCTAATGCGTTAGACAAAGGTGGTAGTAATTTTAAAAAAATTTATAATGACTCAGATCTCACAAAGAAAAAAAGAAATCGCAATGGGCAGACTGCTAGTGGATTATATGCTTTGTTCATTCCTATGGAATGGAACTTCGAAGGATTCATTAACAAATTTGGTTTTCCTGTCTTCGACACTCCGGAAACTCCGGCTGAAGGAATTGACAGGGAGCTTATCTACAACGGAGTTATCGATCATTGGGAGAATGAAGCAGATGGGCTCAAAGATAATGCCGATGCTTTAAACGAATATTATAGACAGTTTCCTAGAACTGAAAAACATGCATTTAGAGATGAAACAAAAGAATCAATATTTAATTTATCAAGGATATATGAACAGATAGATTTTAATGAAGAAATGGTTGCATCAGGATATGTAACAAGAGGTTCTTTTCAATGGAAGAATGGTGTTAAAAATACTAAAGTACAATTTTATCCTAATCCTGAAGGAAAATTTAGAATATCTTGGATTCTTCCAACGGATATGCAGAATAATATAGAAATTAAAAATGGAATTAAATATCCAGGTAATAAAGCTTATGGTGCTTTTGGTTGTGATAGCTACGATATAAGTGGAACAACAGATGGTGGCGGTTCAAATGGATCGCTACACGGATTAACAAGTTTTTCGTTATCACCAGATGTTCCTAAGTCACAATTTTTTTTAGAATATATTGCAAGACCACAAACAGCTGAAATGTTTTTTGAAGATGTATTAATGGCTATTATATTTTATGGTATGCCAATACTTGCAGAAAATAATAAGCCTAGATTATTATATCATTTAAAAAGAAGAGGTTATAGAGGATTCTCTATGAATCGACCAGATAAAGCTAGAAATAAATTATCTGTAACAGAAAAAGAATTAGGTGGAATTCCTAATACATCAGAAGATATAAAACAAGCACATGCGTCTGCTATAGAATCCTATATAGAAAACAATGTAGGCATAACAGATGAAGAACATGGTAGAATGTATTTTCAAAGAACACTTGAAGATTGGTCTAAGTTTAATATTAACAATAGAACAAAGTTTGATGCTTCAATAAGTAGTGGTTTAGCTATAATGGCTTGCCAAAGACATTTATATGCTCCAAGAGCAGAAAGACAAACAAGAAAGATAGATTTTGGATTTTCTAAATATAATAATTCAGGATTAAAAAGTAAAATATTATAATAATGGCAGAAGCTACAGGATATACAACTCAATTTCCCAGCCAATCGGTTGATGACGCTACAAAAAATAGCGAAAAATACGGAATGGAAGTGGCAAGAGGTATAAAAAATGAGTGGTTTAGAAAGAGTGCCGGTACAGGTAGATTCCTTCAAAACCAACGAGAATTCCATAGACTAAAATTATATGCTAGAGGTGAACAATCAACACAAAAATATAAAGATGAATTTTCTATAAATGGTGATTTATCTTATTTAAATCTTGATTGGAAACCCGTACCTATAATTCCAAAATTTGTTGATATAGTTGTAAATGGTATGCAAGATAGATTGTTTACAATTAAAACATTTGCACAAGATCCTTCGTCTACAAAGAAAAGAACTGATTTTGTAGAAATGATGCAGGAGGACATGAATACAAAAGATTTTATAGAGAATATAGATCAACAACTAGGTATTAATGTACAAAATTTTAAAAATAAAGAAATACCTGATTCAGATGAAGAATTAGAGCTTCATATGCAGCTTAATTATAAACAAACTATTGAGCTTGCTCATGAACAAGCTATTGATAATGTATTTAAAAGAAATAATTATTATGAACTTAAAAAACGTTTAGATTATGACCAAACTGTCTTGGGTATATCTTGCGCTAAGCATACTTTTAATAATACTGATGGTATTAAACTCGAATACGTAGATCCAGCTAATTTAGTATATTCATATACAGAAGATCCAAATTTTCAAGATGTATATTACTTTGGAGAAATAAAACAAATAAAATCTAACGAACTTAAAAAACAATTTCCTGGATTATCAGATGAAGAATTTGAAGATTGTATAAAAAAATCTGGTAAAACTAATCAATACGATTATACTAATAATGATTCTGAAGATTCATATGATTCTAATACATTAACAGTATTATATTTTAATTGGAAATCTTGGGAAAAAAGTGTTTTTAAAATAAAAGAAACATCTTCTGGCGCTAAAAAAGCAATTAAAAAAGACGATAATTTTAATCCGCCTAAAGATCAAAGAACAAGATTTGAAAGAGTAGCACAAGCAAGAGAAGTTATATATGAGGGTGTTATGGTTTTAGGTGCTAATAAACTTTTAAAATAGGAAAAAGCACAAAATATGGTTCGTCCTGATTCTAACGTGAATACTGTTATGATGAATTATATTGTTAGCTCACCTAGATTTTACAAAGGTAAAATTGAAAGCTTAGTTAGCAGGATGGTTACTTATGCTGATCTTATTCAACTAACACATTTAAAATTACAACAAGTAATACAAAGAATGACACCTTCCGGTGTATTTGTAGATGCAGACGGGTTATCTGAAATAGATTTAGGTAATGGTACAAATTATAATCCACAAGAAGCATTAAATTTATATTTTCAAACAGGATCTATTATTGGGCGTTCTATGACTGTGGATGGTGATATGAATCCTGGTAAAGTACCTATTCAAGAATTACCAGGTGGTGGTGGTCAACAATCTACACTTTTAATTCAATCATATAATTATTATTTAAATATGATAAGAGATGTGACCGGGTTAAATGAAGCTAGAGATGGTTCTGATCCAGATCCTCATGCTTTAGTTGGTGTACAAAAACTAGCAGCTGCTAATTCAAACACAGCTACAAGGCATATATTAAATAGTTCTATGTATATAACAAGTGAACTTGCGGAGGCTATTTCTATAAGAATAAAAGATGTACTTACGTATCATCCTCAAAGAGATGTGTTTATTAAAAGTTTAGGTAGATTTACTGTGGGAGCATTGAAAGAATTAGAAAATGTACATATGCATGATTTTGGTGTATTTATTGAATTAGATCCTGATGAAGATGAAAAACAATTAGTTGAAAATAATATACAAGCTGCTTTATCAAGAGACCAAATACAACTAGAAGATGTAATAGATATTAGAGCAATTAAAAATATTAAATTAGCTAATCAACTATTAAAATTTAGAAGAGTAAAAAAAGCTACATTTGATCAAATAAAAGCAGAAAGAAATATTGCTGCTCAATCAGAAGCTAATGCAAAAGCGGCTCAGGCCGCTGAGATGGCAAAGGCACAATCTGAAAATATGAAAGTGCAAGCTAAAGTAAAACTTAGTGAAGCACAGAAAAATTTTGATATTCAAAAACTTCAAAGTGAAGCTAGTGCTAAAAAAGAACTTATGCAATTTGAGTTTGATTTGAATATGAAATTAAAAAGAATGGAATTAGATTCAAAAGAAAAAGTAGAACTTAGTAAACCTATTAGAAGTGCAAAGCCTAATAAAGCATTTGAGTCTAAAGGTAATGACGTTCTAGGGGGGTTAGATCTTTCAAGATTTGAACCTAAATAAATTTTAAATTATTATATATTATTAAATTATGGAAAAGTGGAAAGTAAAAGGAATCGTCACAGACGAGCCAAAATCTAAACAACAAACAGAACAAGCTGTTTTAGATAAAGCTGTAGAAAAAGGTGAAATTGAACCAGAAGCTGCAGGCAAAAAAGATAACGAAGTTATAAAAGTTGATTTAGATAAACTAAAAAATAAAGAAAAAGATGCCGTTCAAAAGCAAAGCACAAATGAGGTATCTGTACGCGACGGATCCGAAACTAGCAAAGAAGTTCAAAAAGAAAACAAAGAGGAAACTAAAGAACCTGCCGGAGAAAATAAACAAGAAGAAAACAATAAAGGTAACAAAGAAGAACAAAGGGAAGAAGTAGATTCTCCTATTGAACTTATAAAAGAAGAAGAAAATAAACAGCCTAAAAAAGTTGAAGATAATCAACCTAAAGTTGATCAACAGGCGGCTGAAGTAAATAAAAAGCCTGAACCAAAAGAACCTGAAATAAACTTACCAGAAAATGTTGATAAGCTAGTAAAGTTTATGGATGAAACAGGAGGTTCAATTGAAGATTATGTAGCTCTTAATAAAGACGTGTCTGCTTTAAAAGATGGGGAATTATTAAGGGAATTTTATACAAAATCTAAACCATGGGAACAATCTGAAATATCAGAATATATGGAAGATAATTTTTCATTTACTGAAGAAGATGATCCTAAAGAAATACGTGCTAAAAAGCGCGCATATAAAGAAGAAATACATAAAGCTAAACAGTTTTTTACTGTTAACAGGGATAAATATTATGCTGACATCAAGTTGAATAAGCAAAACGAAATACCTGAACAATATGAAAATGCTTTAAAGTTTTATGAAAATTCACAAAAGAACGAAGAAATAAACAAAGAAATAACAAATAAATTTTTGAAAAGAACAGAAAATGTTTTTAGTAATGATTTTAAAGGATTTGATTTCCAAGTTGGAAATAATAAATATAGATATAAAGTCAATAATATTACAGAAACAAAAAATGCTCAATCTAATCTTGAAAATTTTATAAATCAATTTGTAAATAGCAAAGGAGATTTAGAAAATGTAAGTGGTTACCATAAAGCTTTATTTACTGCAAGAAATGCAGATAAAATAGCTCAACATTTTTATGAGCAAGGCCGTGCCGATGCTTTACAACAAAATGCAAAAGAAGCTAAAAATATAAATATGGATCCACGAAAAGAAGGAATTTTAGAAACAAAAACAGGACAAAAATTTAGAGTTGTTTCAGGTAATTCTAGTTCAAAACTTAGAGTTAAACTTAAACAATAAAAATTTATAAAAAATGAGTCTTACAACTGGAATAGAACATTTGACACCTTCGCCTAGCAAAGGCCAATTGTTCCAAGGTAATTATATTACCAATTTTGATTTTACAAACCAGTTCTTACCTGACGTTTATGAAAAGCAAGCTGAAATTTATGGAAACAGATCTATTGGTGGTTTCTTAAAATTAGTATCTGCAGAGATGCCTTCAGCTTCCGATGAAATAAGATGGGTAGAACAAGGAAGATTACATATAGCTTACAAAAACGTAGCTATTTCAACTGTTACGTTTACAGTAACTTTTGATACATTACCTGACGGCACATCAGCCGGTACCGCACAAGTACCTGCTGTTAGAGTAGGCCAAACCATTATGGTTCAAGGTCTTACATCAGGTGGAGCTCATACGGGCCCTGTACAAAAAGGTGTTGTAACTGTAGCTGGTGCAAATGCAAACAGTACAACAGGTACATTCCAAGCTAAATGTTTAGAAGCTGCTAACTGGAATGCTGTTACAGGCGCAGCTAGTTTTAGTAAAGCTACTGTATTAGTATATGGTTCTGAATTTGCAAAAGGTTCTGCTGGAATGACAGGAGAAGTTGATGCAGTATATCAGTCTTATACTAATAAGCCTATGATATTAAAAGACAACTATGCTATTAATGGTTCTGATACTGCACAAATAGGATGGATTGAAGTTACTTCTGAAAACGGAGCTTCAGGATATTTATGGTATTTACAATCTGAACACGAAACTCGTCAAAGATTTGAAGATTACTTAGAAATGTCTATGATTGAATCTGTTAAGAAAGATAGTAATTCAGCATTATCCGCTTCAGAATCACCAGGGGGTACAGAAGGTTTATTTGCTGCATTAAGCGGTAGAGGAAATGTTTACACAGATCTTGCTGCTGATTTATCTGCATCTGGTCTTCCAATGACCGGCTTTGATACTATATTAAAGCAATTAGATAAAAACGGAGCTATTGAAGAAAACATGCTTTATATCAATAAGACATTATCTTTAGCTATTGACGACGCACTTGCTGCCAAAAACTCTTACGGTACTGGCGGTACTTCTTATGGTGTATTTAACAATAGTGAAGATATGGCATTAAACTTAGGTTTTTCAGGATTTAGAAGAGGTGGATATGACTTCTATAAAACTGACTGGAAATATTTAAATGACTTTGGAACAAGAGGTCAATTTGGAGATATTGAAGGTGTATTAATTCCTGCTGGAACTTCTACAGTTTACGATCAAGAATTAGGTCAAAATATTAAAAGACCATTCTTGCACGTAAGATATAGAGCTTCAGAAGCTGATGATAGAAAAATGAAAACTTGGATTACAGGTTCTGTAGGTGGTGCTTATACTACTACTACAGATGAAATGCGAGTTTCATTCTTATCTGAAAGATGTTTAATAACGCAAGGAGCTAATAACTTCTTCTTATTGAAAAACTAATTTTTAATTTAGAGATGGGGTGTCCTAACGGGCACCTCAATCTTTATTTATTTTATTAAATTATATATTATGAAAAACTGGGAAGTAAAAGAAAGAACATATCAATTAAAAGATAGTTCTCCTTTAACATACAAAATAAGAAGCTCTAGAATGCTTTGGTTTGATGAAGACAAAGGCATTAATAGAGAAATACGATATGCAAATAATCAAAAAAGTTTATTTGTAGAAGAACAAGACAAATATGCACAACTGCAACACATAGTATTTGAAAACGGAATGCTTACTGTTCCAAGAGAAAATCCTTTATTACAACAACTATTATCTTTATATCATCCTGATAAATGGTTATGGGAAGAATTAGATGCAGTTAAAGAAGCTAAAGATGATATTGATATGATTGAACAAGAAATCGAAGCACAACGATTAGTTCAAGAATTAGAAATAGAACATCTTGAAGCTATACTTAGAACAGAAGTTGGTTCAGATGTGACTAAAATGTCTACAAAAGAAATAAAAAGAGATTGTTATTTATTTGCAAAAAATAATCCTGAGTTTTTTATTGAAGTTGCTAACGATGAAGATATAAAACTTAGAAACCTTGCAAATAGAGCTGTAGAATCACATTTAGTAAATCTAACTGATGACAATACAGTATTTAAATGGGCTAAAAATGGTAAAACAATAATGAAAGTACCATTTGATGAACATCCTTACACAGCGTTTGCTCGTTTTCTTAAAACAGATAATGGAGTAGACGTTATGAAAGCTATACAAAAAAAGCTTACATAAAACACCAGGCTATGGCTATTCGCTTAGCCATAGTCAACTAATTAATAAATAAATAATGGTACTTACAGATAGTGTTTATAAAACAGTATTAAATATACTAAATAAAGAAAACAGAGGTTATGTAACGCCGGCTGAGTTTAACACTTTAGCTAAGCAAGCACAGAATGAAATATTCGAAGGTTACTTTTCTTCAAGAAACTATGCTATAACAAATTCTTCCGATTATTCTGATATAAGAAAAAATATAGAAGAAAAAATAGCTTTATTTGAAAATGAAGAAACAATAGATTCAGCAACCTTTAATAATGCTGCAGGTAACACAACCGCTAACTATTATGCTTATCCAAGTAATTTTTATAGGCTTAGTAGTGTATTTCATATATTAAGTTCTGTAAATATACCTATACAAGAAACAACAAATAAATTATTAAATGTCTTAAATAGGTCACCATTGGCAAAACCAACAACTACATCACCGGTATATGTGTTACATGAAAGTGGTTTAGTTGTAAATCCTACATCAGGTATATCAAGTATAAGAATTAATTACATAAGGAAACCAAATGATCCTAATTGGATTGGGGGTACAACAGCAGGACAAATTGTTGCAAATACTTCAGCTAGTGGATATAAGAATTTTGAGTTACATCCATCGGAGTTTCATGAATTAGTTATTAAAATACTTGCTTATGCAGGAGTTATTATAAGAGCTGCTGATATAACACAAGTAGCTTCCGCAAAAGAACAACAAATAATTCAAGCTGAAAGATAATGGCAGAAACTAGAAAACAATATACTGAACAACAGTATTATGCACAACATCAAGGTGATAGCGGTAATATACCATCTGATTTTAAAGGATTAGGATATTATAGTAGAACTAGCTTAGAAGATATAATTAATAACTTTATAGTTGCTTATATAGGAGAAGATAAAGCTTTGCCTAAAGTACCAAAATATGAATTAGATTTTTGGGCACAAAGAGCAATGCAGGAATTTAGTTATGATGTATTACATTCTGAAAAAAGTATGGAATTAGATTTAGGTGATTCTTTACAATTTCCATTACCACAAGATTATATAAACTATATTAAAATATCTTGTGTTGGAACAGATGGTGTAAAAAAAGTATTATTACCACAAAGAAGATCAGGAGATCCTACAATACCAGTACAAGATAATAATAGTAATATTACATTTGATGGCACAGGCAAGATAATTACAGCGGCTAAATCAACTTTAGCAACACGTTTTCAAGATGCTAGTAATAGTGCAAACACATTACAATCTGCACAAGATTATTATTATTCAAATTATAATAACGATAACTTTTCATATTTTAATAAAAGATATGGTGGTGTGCCAGAAGATATGAATGCAGCTGGAACTTACTTTATAGATCATAAAGCAGGATTAATATTTTTTGATGGATCATTTGCAAATAGAAACGAAGACTTAATTGTATTAGATTATATAAGTGATGGTTTAGATAATAATGCAGATTTAAGTAAAGTATATATGCCTAAGCTTGCAGAAGATGCAACGTATGCATACATGCTATATAATCTATCTAAAGTGCGACCTGCTAGTGCTGGCTTAACACCTTTATATAAAAAAGAAGCAACTGCAAAATTAAGAAATACTAAAATAAGATTAAGCAATTATAAATTAGAAGAACTTGCTCAAATATTAAGAGGCAAAAGCAAGTGGATTAAACACTAAAATTAAATGGCACAAAGTAAAAGAACTTTTAATAAAGCTAAACTTGAAAGAGATTTAGATGATAGAATAGTTCCTCAAGGTACCTATAGAGATGCTTTAAATATAAGTATAGATACTTCAGAAGATGCAAATGTTGGAGTAATAGAAAATATGAAAGGTAATGAGCTTATTTCTAATCAAAGTATATTAGGGTTAAGTTCATCAACAAATCCAAATGCAAAAGTAATTGGTAGTTATTCTCATCCAGAAGAAAATAAAATTTATTATTTTGTTACAGGAGACAACACAGATGGTATTTTTGAATATGATATTACAAATAATGCAATTAATACGTTATTATTAGATTCAACAAAACCTATTGTTTCTCAAAAAGTAACATTTACATTTACAATGGCCGGTGTAACTGGTAGTATATCTCAAAATGGTGTAATTAATCTTTTAGCCGGCAAAGGGTCCGCTGTTGCAGTAACACCAAGATTTCCCGCAAATACTTCAGGATCTACAAAATCAGTAAAAATACCAGTAAAAGTAAGAGTACCAAGAGGTTATGCAAACTATAAATCTTCTGGTGCATATGTAACAGGATCTATAACGGCATCTCAAGTTTCATTAACAGCCCCAACACCAACAACAGCATCCGCTACTAATGTTTCACTAACTACAGCTACCCTAAATGGAGAACTAGACAACGACGATGTTAACGTAACTAGTCAAGGTTTCTTTTTTGGATATAAGTCAGCAAGTAATACAGCTTTAACTGTTTCTGAATTAACAAGTGGAGGAAGCGGGATAGTTAGAAGTACAGTAACATCAACAGGTGTTAATAATGATTTTAATAAAGATGTAACTGGAATACCTAATAGTAAATTAGTTAGTTTTGTAGCAATTGCAACTAATAGTGTTGGACAAGGTGTTGCAACAAATGTTCTTACATTTACAACATCGGCAGCCCCTGTAGCCCCTGCGGCAAATAGACCATATGCAAACAGATTATATATTCATCCTGTTGTAGGGCCCGATTTAGGTACTGGTATTACTACTAATGACTCTAAGCAAATAGGATATGGTAATATTATAAAATCAGATAATAGAATTTATTTTACAGTCTTTGGTTTTAATGCTTCAACAGGGCTATATACAGATCAAGCTGTTATAATGGATAATACACCAGCTACTGGTGGTGTTGACGATAGAATTCAAGTAACAGCAAACGCTTCTGGTCCTGCTACATTAACATTATCAAATAGTAATTCTTTTGCAATTAGTAGTGGAGATATTAGATTTAGCGGCTTTAATTCTGCTGCTTTAGGTTCTCAAACAGCTGGTATGTATACAATTACAGCAACAGGGCTAGCGGGTGGTACTGTAGCAAACTTTACACCTGCTACATTACAAGTTAAAATTGGTTCCCCTAGTGCTACAACTTTTACATCAACAATACAACCCGCTTTTGCTAAAACAGGCACAGGCACAACACCATTTTTATCACAATCTGGATCTGGAGATTATGCTTATAATGAAGGAGGGTCAAGAACATCCTTTTCAAATATAGGAATAGGGCCTATGGAATCTGGTAATAAAGGCATAGCTATTATACCTTTTTCAAATACAACAGGTACCTTTGATACTTTTTCTGGTTTTGATGCTACAAAAGTTGCAGTTTCTATATCAGGTAAAACAGCAGGAACTGATTATGATTATTATATTTTTGATACATGTCCTGTTATATATGGTACTACTCCTGGTATAATGATCGAAGCAGATCCTAACGTTTTAAATGATGGAACAACTTCAGTTACACATACAGTAACTATAACTTATAATTATTAATATGACAACAAAAATATTAAGGCATGAGTCTGTCTTTTTTAACGAAGAATCTTTTACACCTTCTGTAGATATTAAAATAAATAAAATAAGAAATGCTTATAAACTTCCTATAAATTTTGAAAAAGGTAATACTATAAATGCTGGTACAGAATTAATAATTAAAGAAATGAATCTTAATTTTTTAGAAGATCTTGAATTAGTAAACGGTGTTAGAGATACTGATCCTAAAGTTATAATAGAATATACAGAAATATAATATGGCAGGTAATATATTAAATTTTAGTACTAATCGTTTAATTACAGGCATAAACGTTATAGACGGTATGCTATTTTGGACAGATGACGAAACTGAGCCACACAAAATTAACATTGAAAAATTTAAAGGTAACTTTACCGGTGTTGATGTTGACCACACTTCTGGTACAACTCAAATATACAATAGACCTTTTGAGTTAAGAGATGTTACAGTTCTTAAAGATCATCCTACAGAAAGTTTACAAACGGATTTTACTACAGTCCCTATGTCTGACCCTATTGATACTCTTGTTGACCCTGACCCGGATGATGGAAATGGTGGTAGTGGTAATACTGTAAAAAGCATTAGCACTAAAAAATTACAAGTAAGAACATTCCCGACTAGATCTGCATCTGTTGTAGAAACTAAACTAACAGGAATGGTTTCTAATACTAAAAAGTTAATAGAAGCTGGATTTTATTGGTCAAATACTAATTCAACGTATAAAACTATATTAGCAGGAATAAACGCATCTCCAGCAACTTCTTTTAAAGTTGTTACAGACACAAATGTTATTACACAAGATGTTAATATTACTGTTAATTTAGATACTATTATTCAATCTACAGATAGCACTGCATCAAATCAAAGCTATAATACAAGCTTATCTACTGGAGCATTAAGTTGGTTCGCTTTTGGTAAAGAAGAAGGATTTCCAAAAGAAGACTATGGGGAAATACAAAATACTCAAGTAAAAGCGCAACCTTCTGCACAAGGAAGTGGAAGTACAACAGATTTTTTAGCTACTGGTAGTTATAGCCCATACTTAACTGGAGCAATAACATTAAATGCAACTTATAAAACTGATATTACTGTTTCTAGTCAAGGGTTTTATATTAGTAAACCTTATGTTAATAGTGATTATGGCTCTCCTACTGTGGCTGAAGTTATAGCACAAGCAGATAAAAATACAGATCCTACTAAACAATTTCCAGGTAAATATGAAGTTAGAGATGATTTTGGTAATTCAAGTGGTTCACCATTACCTAGCTTTTCAAAAATTCTTAGAGATGTTCAAGGGGGGTATACTTATTTTTTCGTAGGATATTTAATTGATAGAAATGGAACACAATATTCAGATAGTCACACAACTGCAGCTACTGTTAAAACAAAAGTTATTACAGCTGGGGCTAAAAATAAACCTGGTTTATATAATTTAAAAGGAGTTTCCTTATCTGGTGGTGCAGTATTAAAAGCTGAAATATATAATACTGGATTTACTGGAGCAAATATTTCTGATTATGGTTTTTATTTTTCTACAACTATTTCAGATCCTTATGATTTAGCCGATGAATTTTCTTCAGGCATAAATTCAAACGGTACACCAACTAAAACAGGCGCGGCTGCAAATACTTTTAAATTATCTTGTGCTTCTACTCATCCTCTTCAAAGTAATGGGGTTGGAAATTTTGCTTTAGATACTACTATAGCTGTACAAAATTTAGCGGCCGGAACTACAATATATTATGTAGCATATGCAACAAATTCAGCAGGTGAAGCTTTAGCTACAAATCATGGTTCTTATCAATATAGTATGCAGTCTAAAGCTGCTGAAATAGCAGAAGTGCAAACAGCTAAAGATTTAGATGCGCCTATAATACAAATAAGTGATATTGCTGTTAAAAGTCTTGAAACTAGAACTTTTAAAACAGTTAACGGTAGTGAAGACCTTACAATATTAGATAATGCTACAGCTACTACTAGCACAACCAATGCTTATGATGTAAAAATACATTTTTCACATTCACCTGCAGCTTTAGGTAATCCTGAATCAATTGTATTACATCAATGCAGACCTTCTAATAACGATGTTGATATAAATCATTATAATGGTTTTGATGATATAGATGATTTAATTAAAGCTATAGAAGAATATGGAGATAATACTGGTACAGGGCTATTATTAGATTTATCAGGTGTAAGTGGTAGTGGATTAGCTTTATATCCTGTTGCTGGTACAAGATTATTCTCTAATGGTGGTTCTCATACATTTTCTTTAAATCCATCAGATAGAGCAGGTACTCAATTGTTTTCTTTTAATCCAGATAAAAGTACTGATACAACTCCTACACAAAGTAATTTTATAGGAGAATATACTACAGATTTTAAATTAGCAGTTAGAGAGCCATCGTTTGAAGATATGGTTGGTGGAAGAGGTGATAAAAAATATAAGACTGACAATAAAGGATGGGATTATTTATATACTTATCATGGGAATAGTGGTACTAATTATAAAAGTGCTATATATAAAGCACACACTTTTATAGCTCAAGTCGTATATGCTAATGGGAAAGAATTTTTTAGCAAATTACAATACGGAGGTCCTCCAACTTCCTTTTCTGTAGCAGCAAACACACAAGGAACCTGTGGGTTAGTAGCGGGAGCTCCTACTGTTAAAACTCATGACAGCACTGGAGACGGGTTTTTAAAATCTTCTGTTACTCAAAATGCTGTAAAACTTTTAGGAATGATTGGTGCTAATGGAGGGGCAGGTGTTGGACAGCAAGTTGCACAAACTTGTGGTTTTAAATATAGTACAACAAAACCTTCTACGACAAATGTTTCTTATTTTGGTACAGGAGCAAATGATGATTTAGATACTTGGGCAAGTTCAGCTTCATCTGCATTATTAAGCTCATCAACTTCACCAACTACTTTAGCACAAGCACGTACACATGCTATTTCTGATGACCCTGATACGTCTGATGCTAATGTAAATGGTTGTTATAGAGAATATGCAGTAGATGTAACTGGCTTAGCTGCTAACACAACATATTATTTTGTAGCATTTTGTTCTCCTAGTCAAGTTACACCAAGAGGAGGATATGCCTCTGTATTAAATCTAGCTAGAGATGATTATAATGCTACAAAATATGGTCACGTTAAAGAATTCACTACCGAAGGCACTGGGAGTATTGTAGATCACCCTCCTACAATAACAGTATTAGACTCTGCAGTTGACTCAAAATTAAGTAAAGTATTTTTAACTGGTGAAGCTATTGCTGAAGGCAAAAATTATAAAGTTAATTCTGTGGGATTTTATTTAAAACCCACTAGTAGCTTTTCATCTAGTGCTACTGAAGCACAAATATTAACTGAACTTGCAAATGCAAATTCAAGAACAACAATAACTGGTACTGTAGGAGTTTCAAGTGTTGACAATTTATTTGAATCATCTAGTATAATATCTAGAGTAGATTACCATGCTTGCGCTTTCGCAACATTTAAAATAAATGGTGGTAATATAACAAATCCAGTATTAAGTAGTAATTCTATAAAAATTTTAAACAATGCAACTACTGCACCTCAATCTGCTTTACCTAGTGTATCAAGTATTAGATGGACTAAAAGTGGTAAAGGCGGGTCATTAACAGGTGAGGTAAGTTTAAATACTGCTAGTATAACTGCGGCTGGGTTTTATATAATTGGCAAACAAGGATTCCATGCAGCAAAAGCTGCTGCTATAGGCTCTTATAATGTAACAACTAGTTTTGCACAACCAGTAGATGGTGCAGCCTTAAAAGCTATTTTTGATTCTCCTCCTTCTGGAGTAGTCGCACATAATGTAGCGGTTAGTTCTTCAAATATAACAGATCCTTTTAGGTCTTTTTCTGTACCTTTTACTGAATTTAAATTTGATCACACATATTATGCAGCAGCTTATGCAACAAATAGTGATGGCACAGCTCTTGCTCCTAGTTGTTTAGCTTTTTATGAAAGTCCTCCTATAACAGGTAGTTTAATTTTGACTACTTCTCAATTAATTTATGATAGAAATGGGGCTTTTAAAACAGGAGATGGAAAAACTGGTGCATTTGGGGCTAATACTGTTTTTATAACCTCATCACCTACTGCCGGAGAGTTTAGAATTAAACAAAAGCCAACAAGATGGAATGTTTCTGGAGATGGAAGACTACCTATTACTACTATACAAAAATTATATGGTACACCATATGCAATACATTTTAATATGGTAGGTGCTGTTAATAAAGGTGCAAAAAGACATTGTGAATATATTATAGAACATATAAAAACAAAAGAAACTGCTACAATTAAAATTATACAAGAAGGAACAGGTACAGCTATGCCAAAATCTCCATTGTATGATCCGCAAGATGCACCATAAGATACAACTTATAATTTATAAATTTATAAATGTCAAATAAAAAACCTTTTGAAAAAACATTTCCGTATTTAAGCTATAGATGGAAATACGACGACGGAGAATATTCTCCATTTGCTCCTTTTACGGAAGTGCAATTTGCAGCTATTGAAAACCCTAGTGATTCTGAAAGATTAAAAAATGGTTTTAATATATTTATGACTAATAATCTTGAAAGTATTATAATTACTAATATACCTATTGGTAGAGAAGATGTAGTAGCTGTAGATATATTATATACAGAATCAATAAGTTCAACTATATATGTTTTAAAAACTATTGAAATTGATGTAGAAGATAGAGGTAAAACTGCTCTTAGTGATATAATTATAAATAGAAGATCATTTGGTGCGGCTTTACCTGCTAACCAATTAACAAGACATTTTGATAATGTACCTAGAAAAGCTAAAGCGCAGGAGTTTACGGCAAATAGAATAATATATGGTAATTATTTACAAAAATTTGATCAGGGTAAAAATGATTTAGGTGGTAATGGTTTAATTATAGAACCTGAAATAGGTTATAAATCAACACCTGTATCAGGCCCTTCTGTAAAAACAAATAGATCTTATGAAATTGCAGTAATGTATATTGATCCTTTTGGTAGGCAAGGTGGATTATTAACACAAAAAATACCTAATTCTGATTATGGGGGTAGTTCTTTAATAAAAACAGATTATACATATGACTCAAGAATATGTTTAAAAGCATGTATTAAATCCGAAGCGCCCTCTTGGGCCAAGTATTATAGATATTTTGTAAAAGATATTTCTAATACCGCATTTAATTTAACAGCATTTCATTCATATTCTGATGGTGAAGGTGATGAAAATGTAAATTGTTATGTACAATTTGATTCTAAAGATAGAAGTAAAATTACAGAAGATTCTTTTCTTTTATTAAAAAGAGAAACACATAGAAAAAATAGTACAGGCGGTATAGTTATGAATAAGGTATCAAGATTGCCTGTGTTAGCTATAGAAAACGAAGCACCTGATATTGTTAAAGCACAAATAGTAGAAAGATTTAGTTCATCATTTTTTAGAATAACGGATGGAGTGGCCAATATTGTTTCAGGTTTTGGATCATCTACTGCAAACGGCATCTCAAGTACTACACAAGATATTTTTATTAGAACTGCTGATAATACTGATTTTGCAACAATAGGAGGTTTATCTGCATTAAATACTTATTTTACCGCGCAAGGTATTGCATCTAGTGCTCTTTTTGAATTAGATGATTCAGGAACTGGTACGGCAGAAATTTCTATTGATTGTACAAGTTTTGCAGAAAGATTAGCTGTAAAATTAGAATCAAAACAAATATCAACAAATAGCGTTATTGGAGAATCTAAAAAAGTATTAGTAGACACTATAATTTTTGGTAAAGGAACTAGTGATAAACAAAGAACAACAATAAAAATAGTTACATCAAATCAAATAAATGACGACGATCAAGTTGTTTCTACATTAGGTCTTGGAAGTACTTTAGCTTCTGGTATAGCCGGGGGATCTTTTGATTTAGACCCTAACGATACTAATGTTAAGCAATCTGTAATTTTTTATAAAAGAGGTTTAACTGAAGAGGGTGCTAAAAAATTAAAAGGATCTTTCTTTGTTAAAATACCAAAAAAATTACCAGATATGGATCCTTTAGATCCAAATAATAGGATATTTAATATTCCTATTGGGCAAACAACATTTGATGACGAAGGTAATATTAAAAATTTACAATTAATAGATTTTGAAACAGAACCCGCGGATGAATCTAATTTAGATATATACTGGGAAGGCTCAGATACATTTTTAATATCTGAGGATGATAATTCTAATGAACATGGAAAAGTAAATCAAATACCATGGAGCAATTGTATTGCAACAGTAGGTGGTTCTACAAATGAAATATATAGAGAATCTGTAACTATATTAGATAAATTTAACGCAACTACATTAGTTAAAGGAATAAGAGTAAATACACCTGAACCTTTTTATGCAGAAGAAAGAAGAAAGGCTGGTTTAATATTTTCTGGTTTATATAATTCAAGAACGGGTATAAACTTATTAAATAATTTTTCTGATATAGATGGGATTACTAAAGAATTAGAACCTAATTATGGTGGAATACAAAAACTTTATGCGTTAGATACAAATTTATTAACACTTACTGAAGATAAAGTATTTAAAGTGTTAGCGGATAAAGATGCATTGTTTAATGCCGACGAGGGTGTAAACGTTACTGCTACTAAACTAGTTTTAGGTCAAGCAATAGCATACCAAGGTAATTATGGTATAAGTACACATCCTGAATCGTTTATATATTTTAGAAATAATGTTTATTTTTCAGATGCAAAAAGAGGTAGTATTGTACAATTAACACCTATTAATGGACAAATGTTTCCTATTAGTTCTAAGGGCATGTCAAACTTTTTTAGGGATAGGTTAAGAACAGCTACTAATATCATAGGTGCTTACGATGGGCAGAAAAAAATATATGTAGTATCATTACAAGGGTATGACCAAACGGACGCTTCTATTGGCTCCGAAAGTATACCAAATGAAACGTCTAACATCACTTTAGCATATAGTTTAAATTCACAAGGGTGGACAAGTAGATATTCGTTTATTCCTGAAACAGGAGTAAGTATAAATAATAGATTTTATACATTTAAAAACGGCAAAGTTTATTTACATCATTCTAATACTGCTAATAGAAATAATTTTTATGGTGTAGCTGGAAATTCAGAAGTACAAATAATATTTAATGATAATCCTTCTTTTGTTTCAGATTGGCTTGCATTAAATTATGAAGGTACAACAGGATGGACGGTATCAGAAATAATAGGTGAACAAGATTCAACTTATAGTATAACCAATGTTAGACTGCTAGATTCGGAAGAATCTAATTTTGACGGTTGGTTTTTAAAAGAAGGAAAGTATCACGGGTCAATAGTAGGTACACAACCTGTATATATTGTACAACCAGGTAGTTCTATTGGAGCAGATGGATTTTTTCCACTAATTCAAGACGGATCAAATACACAAGACATATCCGGTACAAAAGGCTTTTTCTTAAAAGCAAGATTTAAAAATACATCAACTTCTGTTTGTGAACTTGCAGCAGTTGGAAGTGAATATTATATTAGTCAAACTTAAAAATAATAATAATGGCAATAGGTTTAGGGGCTTTAGTTGGCCCAGCAATGCAAATTTTTGGGGCATCACGAGCTAGGGGGGAAATAATGGATAACTTTAGAGGAGCTCAAGCTCAAGTAAGGCAAGATAATCAAAATCTTAGAGGTTTTGAATTTACAAATCAATTTAGAGATAATCAAAATTTACTTGAAGATGTTACTATTGATAGAACATCATATGATGCTCAAATGCAAGGTATAGATAGAAGCAGTGCACAAGCTTTAGATGCTTTAGTACAATCAGGTGTTGGAGGAGGAGGTGCAGCCCAAGCTATTTTAGATAGTGTTACAAAAAACCAAGGGTTAGTACAAGGAGAAGCTGCTAAAAGACAACAAGCTATAGATTTAGCCGCTGCACAAGCGGGTATGCAGTTACAGTATCAAGATTCTACCGCTGCTGATGATATGCAACTAAGACAGTTTAGTAAATTACAACAAGATGCAAATAGAAGCAGATACCAACTAGCTGGAGCTGAAGCAGCTGCTCGACAAAATACAGCTGCTTTAACTGGTGGAATAGGCAGCGCGTATGAAGCTGTTGGAGGATTAGGTGGTATTGCTAGCGGTATAAAAGGTTTATTTGGGGGCTCTAAATAATAATATAATATAAATATGAAGAATAAAAACACAAGTCCGCTTTTTGCTTTAGGGCAAGGTATAACTAATTATGAAGATTATAAAGCTTTAGCTTTTGTAGGTGCTCCTGTGGATTTTACAGGACAAGCTATTGTTCAATTAGGTGCTCTTATATCACAAGAAGACGCAAATAAATTTGCTGAAATTAATGCCGATGATGAAAAAAAAGAACCTATAAAAGAAGAGGAGGTAAAATTTCCTGATTTTAAACCTGCAGAAATAAAAGTTAACCCCAATATTCCTGGTTCTGCAAAAACATTTGATGGGCTAGGTGTAGGTTTGCCTTTAAATAATGAAGATAAAAATAAAGTAGGCGGTGGTGTTTTGCCAGATTATAAAACAGCATATAACAATATGTCATCTACAGCTCAGGCAACATATACAAAACTTGGTAAAGCACAAGGCATATCTGGAATGCAGTTTTATACAAACCAGCAAGAAGGAATGTCTAAAGAACAAAAAGCAGCTAGAGAAAAAGTAAGGTTATGGGCAAGTAAAAATCTTAATAAAGGAGAAGAGTTTAATGTTAATAATCCTGTACATGTTGCAGCTTGGAAAAAAGATCCTAACTTTGACCCATTATCACTTATGGGTAAAGGTGAAGAAAATAATCCAGATTTAAATACAGATACAGATCCAGATCCAAATAAAAATAAAGGAAGTAAAAAATTTGGCACTCTAGACTATTTAGGTTTGAGAGGGATGGTTGATAATGTTGGAAACTTTTTTAATACCCAAAATGATAATAATAACACTTTTACATTAGAAGATGCACCTCAAACTACATATACTATAGACTCTTCTAGTAAACGACTTAAGCCAGAAATATTAAAAATAATAAAAAATTCTGTTTATGATAAAAAAGGAGAAAAAGACACAAGGTTTCAAAGAATAGCACATGTGTTAACAAGCCCTTTTCATAAAACAGACAATGTGTCTTATAAATATTTAAGAAGAGCTGTTATGCCTAAATATGCACAACAAGGTTTAGGATCAGCTGCGGCTGAAGGCTATAATTTAAGAGTTGATGCTATGAATTACAATAGAGCTGTTAAGGCTTCATTTGATTCTGATTTAGAAAAAGAAATAGGCAGTTTAGATGTTCCAGCGCCAAGTGATTATTCAACTTCTAATCAAAGAAATGATTTATTACAAATAGGATTAGATTCTAAAAAACAATTAGCTGACGCGTTCAATTCTTACGCTATTAAAGGAGATATGAGTAAGCTAGAATATGAACAGTTAAAAGATAGATTACAAGCAAGAGTTGGAAATATTTCAGCTAGCATTAAGGTATTTAATGGGGCTAGTAAAACCTACATAGAAAATAAAGATAAGATTGATCCCGATGCTAGTGACACTAAAATGATGGATTTTTATGAAACATTAGAAAAAGCACCTGAAAGTATAGGTATAAAACAAATAGATGGTGCGGATTATTTTGTAGGTAAAACAATAGGTGGACAAGACTTTAAGGTTTCTGTTTCACAAGTTGCAAATGGTAATGCTAAATTTCAATTAACTGAAAAAGCAGATGCAGGGAAAATTGCTACTGATGTTTTAAAAGATATGCTTACTCAAAAATCAGAAGTTAGAACAGCTCAAGGGTTTGGGTTAGCTCAATATACTGATGATTCTACCGAGGATAAAACAAGCTTTATTAGAAATCTTGCAGAAAATAAACTTGTACAAATGTTTAATACTAATCCAGACACGGCTAGATCTTTAGCAACGCAAGTTTCAAATATGGATTTTAATGCATATCAAAATGCTATAGGAAGAGATATAAATGGTGATGGTATTGTGGATAATAGTGAAATAAAAGAAAACGAAAAATTATTATACAAAGATTTAGCATCTGAATTTTACAATCTTTTTATTAAAGATGTTTATAATCCACAAACATTTACTACTGCAAGAACTACAGGAAGTAAATCAAGCGGTAGGTCTTCGCAAAAAGAAAGAGAAAGAGCTCAATTTATAGCTAGCTGGAATCAATTCCCTATGCCTAATACAAATAATATTCTTTCTTATAATAAATATTTAAGTAACAATAATCTTAATATAGTAAAAGATGATAAAGGCAATTATGGTGTTATAAATATAAAAACAGGTAAGTCTGTTCCAGGCAGTAAATTTGATTTTGAAAATAGATCACCTGCACAAATTAAGGAACAAATACTAGGTTATACAGGTTTTTTAACATTTGATAATAATGTTGCTAGTAACAGATCTAGAGAAGATGTTTTTAATCAATATATAGTATCAAAAAAATAATTAAATTAATACATGGAAGAATTAAATAGTATTATTGATAATATGCTTGCTAATGGCGAATCGCAAGAAACTATGAATATGGTAATTGCAGAATGGGAAAGAAGAAATCCCGGTAAATTATCATTAAATACAAATGATAAACCTTATACTCATCCAGATGAAGAAAGAGGATTTTTTCAAGCATTAATTTTTGATCCTTTGGAAAAGGGCTTAGCGCAGGGTGGCTCTACCGATGAAGCATTCGATGTTTTTTATGGTAACAACCTTGCTGGTGATTTTTCTCCTGAAACAATACAGGCATTTAGAGAGGCTGATAAAGTTGCACAGGAATCTGGTATGACAGAAGAAGGAATAGCATATGAAAAAGCCGTTGACCAAAGAATTAAAAAAGGGGAAAATCCTATAGCAGCTTATTTTAGAGAATTAACTAGCAATAAAATGGGTGCTGCTCAATATATGTTACAGTCAATGGTTGCAGCTGGAAAAGCTGGCACAGAAGCCCCTATGGTAGTTGCAGGTACAACTGCAGTAGGTGCAGGAATAGGTTCTGCCGGTGGTCCCATTGGTACTGCTTTTGGAGGAGTTAGAGGCCTTATGTCTGGTTCTATGCTTGCTTTAGAAAGTGCTTCAAGAATGACAGAATTAGCTAGGGAGTATTTTGAAGAAAACGGTCTTGATTGGAACAACGACGCTGACTGGCAAAAACTTAAAAATGATCCAGAAGCTATACGTGAAATACAATTAAAAGGTACTGGTGCAGGTGTAACTATTGCCGGTGCTGAATATTTTGGCGGTAAACTAGGAGGTAAAGCTGTTTCAAAAGCTGTAGGATTAGTAGGTAATAAAATTGGTAAAGCAGCTGTTAAAACAGTTGGTTCTATAGGATCTGAAGCTTTAGTTGGAGGGCTTGGAGAAGCTGGGGCATTATCTGTTATGGGTAGAGATATTACAACTACAGAAAGTTTAAAAGAAATTGGTATGGAATCCGTTATTGGAACAATAGGTGCTCCAATTACTGCAGCGGAAGCTACTTTTGAACAAATTAAAAATAAAAATCAATATATTGTTAATGGAGATAAAACCACAAAAGCAAAAGTAAATAATATAATTGAGAACTCTAAAGATAAAGATTTTGTAGGAGTAAAAGCAAATACTGATGACTCTGCAATAAATGAAAAAATACAGAAAAGAAGAAAAAAAATAATTAAAGAAAATAAAGAAGCATTAAAAGGTAAAGTTAAGCCTGAAGTAGTTAAAGATGTAGAAAATAGATTAGATAAAGAAATTTCAAAATTACAAATAGAGCTACAAAAAGTTAAAGAAACAGATGGTCCTATTGCAGCTAAAGCTTTTGAATTAAAATTAGAAGAATTAAAAGAAAAGAAAAAACAACTTAATGAACAATTAAATTTTCAAATAGATCAATTAAGTGAAGAAGAAACTCTTAATTTAATGAATATAAATGATAAAGTATCATTATATCAATCTATTTTAAATGATCCTAGTTCTTCAGATTTAGCAAAACAATCTGCACAAGAACAAATAGCTTTAGCTAAAGTAGAACAATTAAACCAAGTAAACAATCCGGATTCTATTGATATGGCTAAAGAAGATGGTCCTGTTAAACAAAAAAATATTGATTTATCAGAAAAAACTCAAAAAGCTTATGAAAAAAATGGAGTTAATGCATGGGCTGAAGTTTCTGAATATCAAGCAGGTATTATAAATACTATAGCTAATTCTATGTGGTCTAAAATACCAAAAGAAAAAAGAATAGGCACTATAGATGATTTTATATCTGGTCTTAAAAGTGATAAAGAAGGAATAAGAGGATTACTTAAAACTTATGATTCTACAACAGGTGTTCCTTTAGCTGCTTATATTCAAAACCCTAGATCTGGAATAAGAGTAAGAGCTAATAGAATAGTAAAAAACTATGTAAAGCAAGAAATAGAAGCAAACGTGGATAGTGAGCAATTTAAAAATTATTATGCCACAGAGGATGCTATAAATTTAGATAGAAGATATTTACATGATAAGCTTGGGCTAAATCCTATATTAGCAGATTTAGAAAGTACAACAGAAATAGCATACCAAAAAGCTAGAAATGTATTAGAAACAATAGGTAATGTTACGCAGAAAAAACAAAGAAAAGCTTTAACAGACGCATTTAATAAAATACTAAAAGGTAAATACGATAAAAAAATAAAAGAATTTACGGGTAAAAATACTAAAACTCAAAAAAAGTTTACTGAATTTTTAAAAAATAATTTACCTGCATTAAAGTTAGCGGTAGTATCAAATATTAATACTCAAAAGTCTAATGATAAAATTTTAAGTACATGGTCAAAAATACCGCCTTCTGACCAAGATTTTTTAGATTATTATGAGGGTAAAGATATTATGCCTACTCAACCTGCGAGTACTAAAGGTGATCGTAAAATAGCATTAGTTAATGCTATTATAAAACAGTTGGGTATAGACGCTCGCGCTTCGTTTAGAGAACAATTTGCTGAAGATTTACCTCAATTCCAACAAATTAATCCAACAAAAGATTTTAATAGTAATTCTTTTATTGAAACACTTTATAAAGTTTCTATTGCGCTTGCTGAACCTAGTGAAATTATTGGAAAAGAAGCTACAGAAGTACAAGATGCTGAAGTAGAAAAAAATATTAATAAGCTTATTAGAAATACAGTTGTTAAAAATTTACAAGAAAATTTTGGAAATGAAAATACAAAAGAATTAGACCCTAATAATGAAAACGATTTATTAGAAATATATGAAGAATGGGTAAAAAATATTACTAATGGCTTTGTATCTCCTGCCGTATTACAAAAAATGGGACAGTTTGGAGCAAAAGTTGTTTATAAAGGTGCAAATGGTAAATTTTATCCTAATAAAAAAGCTGCTAAATTAGGTAATGATAAAGCTAAACCTAAAAAGTATTATGAAATGAAAGATGCTGTTGAGGGGTCTGAAGAGTCTAATGGAAAACAATATTTATCGTTTGATGTTGATACTAAAAACCCTGAGCTTGAAGGAAAATTTAAACCTGCAAGAGGCAGCTTATATTATGGTACTGTAGATCCTTTATATAAAAGTCATTTAAAGTTAGCTAAAGAAAATTATACTAAAGATCAAATTTCTAAAAAAGGAAAATTAAATTTATTTGGTAAATTAAATAATGTAATATCAAATAATATTATAAACTATCCTATATTAAAAAAATTGGTAAATAACTATGCCCCAAATGTAAAAGCAAATCAAGATATTGTTATACAAATGGTTAAAGATATGGCTGACGCTACACAACAAGGCGCAAACCCATGGGTAATGTCATTAGGAATAAAAACAGCATATAAAGGTACTGATGGGCTATTAAAAACATCATATGAATTTAAAGGTTACGAAAAAGGTATATTAGAATTTGGGGAAGGTAAGTTTGCTGAAGATTATAAAGGTAATTCTAAACGTAGAACAAGAGAAGAACACTCTCCTCCTGTTAGTTCATTTGCTGCTAAACTTTTGCAAGCTACATCTATGCTGGAATCTAAAAATATAGATTCTCTTTTAGGTCGAATGTATAAGGATGCAGGGCAATATTTAATTTCATTTAAACATGACCAGGATCTAGATACAGCTAAATTAGGAGCTAGTATTGTAGAGGGTGATGTTATTGGAAAAAATTCTGGATTACATAGACTTTTACAAGTTATTCCTGCAAATAAATTAGTTTTAATTAAAGATAATATTACTGTAGAAGCATTAAATGATAAAATTAAAGATGCAATTCTAACGGAAAAGCCTATAGAAAGAATATTACAAGGCGTAACACAGCAATTTCAACAAGATAACAAAGAAGATATTCCTTTATCAAATAATGAAGCAGTAGAAGCTCTCACTGACATACTTAGTTTAGCTTATCCTGATAAAATTATAATGACCAACAAGGAGGATGTTATTAAATATTTAGCAGCTAATTTTCCTAATAGATTTCCTAGTGAAAAAGCAGCAAGGGAAGCAATTGAAAAAACAAAAGGATTTAGAGATCCTGATGTTATATATATTAGTAGTGAAAAAGCTACATTGGATACTGTTATGCATGAATTTACTCATGAATGGGCTGATTTAGTTAATAGTAAAGACCCTGAATTATTTAATGCAATATATGAAAAAATAAAAACTCATCCTAGATATGAAGAGGCTGTTGCAAGAATGAAAGAACCAGGTCCTGGTAAATATAATGAGATGGGACCTGACTCGTTTAATTATAAAAATGAGGTAATAGCTTTTATATTAGGAGAAGAAGGTGCATCCCTTTATCAATTATTTAAAAATGACACAGAAGCTATATCTTTAATAGATAAATTTTTTAATTATGTTAGAGAATTTTTAGGTTTTGATCCTACTATTAAAAACTTTTCAGATTTAACAATTGAAGAAGTTATCAAATTAACTGTTAAAGATATTGTAGAAGGTAATCCTGCTGCAAATTTTGATAGATTAAAAAATAAATCTGAAGGAAAAAGTTGGTTTGCTAAAACAGAAGCAAATCAAAGTCAGATGATTAAAGATAAAAAGAATCCTATATTAAGAGCTTTTAATAAAATTAAGTTATCTTATAGAGACAATAAAGATTTGTCAAAAGCCATTGTTGATGCTTATTCCGAGGTTGAAAGTATAATGGAATTTGGAGATTTTGTTAAATTAATAATAAAAAATACTAAAGAAACTGAAATTGGTAAATCTAAAACTCTTATTATAGCAAAACAAGACGTATTAAAAGCAGATAAAATAGCTGAAGAAAGTGTAAAAAAATTAGAAGAAGATAAAATTAAAGAAGAAAATAAATCAGATCTTCAAAATAAATTTAGAAGAATGATTTATAAAGCTGCTGGTGAAGGTGCAAAAACATCTAGATGGTTTATACCACCAAACGCTGAAGACTTTAAAGGTTTGCTATACACATTTTTACCAAAAGGCAAAGATGGTATTGAAGCTCGTAAATTTTTAGAAGAAACTTTATTAAAACCTTATTCTGATGGAATTGCTGCGCTTGATACTGAAATATTAAACAAAAGTAAAGCTTGGGAAAAAATGTCTAAGGGTTATAAATTTAATGAAAAAGTTGAAGGTACACCATATACATTAGGTGATGCTATAAAAATTTATAATGCTATCCAGCGTGGTGATAATGTTACTATTGCAAAACAAAAGCATATGGACGCTTTAATTCATACTGTTGAAAGTGATCAAAACCTTTTAGATTTAGCCGAGGCTATTGAAGAAAGTTTCCCTATAGATATAAAAGATGGATGGCAAAATAAAACTTTAGCTAAAGAAATATTTGATGCTATAAATAGTGGAGCAAGAGATAGAGCTTTAACAACCTTTTCTGAAAATGTAGATTCAATATTTAATGATACCACTATGGATCTTATTGGTGATCAGTTTGGAAACAACTTTAAACAAGCGTTAAAAAACACTCTTAGAAGGATGAAATCTGGTCGTAATAGGGTAAGTACAGACGCACAGTCCAATGTGTGGCTAAACTGGATTAATAGAGCCGTGGGGACGACTATGTTCTTTAACAGTAGATCAGCTTTGCTACAAACCATATCATCACTAAATTTTATAGGATTAAAAGATAATAATATATTTAAAGCAGCTGCTGCGTATGCAAATACAAAGCAGTTTAATGAAGATTATAAAAAATTATGGAATAGTGATTATTTAAGAAACAGAAGAGATGGTGCTAAGTTTGATGTATTAGCAGATGAAATTGCAGAAGGAGATCCAAAGGGATTAAATAAATTATTAAAGAATGGATTTTTACCAACTAGATATGCAGATAGTTTTGCTATTGCTTTAGGAGGTGCTGCGTTTTATAGAAATAGAGTTAATTCTTTAGTTAAAAATGGGATGGAGGTAAAACAAGCAGAAGAACAAGCAATGAATGATTGGCGAAGAGAAGCTGAAAATTCACAACAATCTGCGGATCCTTCTAAAATATCTGAAATACAAGCATCGTCACTTGGTAGAATTGTATATGCTTTTGCTAATACACCTTTTCAGTATGCTAGAATTGTTAAAAGAAGATTACAAGATATAACATCTGGTAGATCAGCGGCTGAGGGTAGAGTACAAAGTGATCTTGGCACTATATTATATTATGGTGCTGTACAAGCTGTAATGTTTAATGCATTACAATCAGGATTAGCTGCACTTGCTTTTGGTGATGATGAAGATGAAGAAATTAAAGAATTAAAAAGTAAAAAATATTTAATGTCTATAGAAAGAGGTTTAACTTCTTTTGCTAAATCTTTAGGTAACCCGGGTGCTGTTTCTGCTACACTTTATTCTTTATTAAAAGAAGGTTATTTGCAACAGACCGGTAAAAAAAGACCCGATGCAAATGTGTTTGCAATAACAGCTACAAGTATATCTCCACCTATAAACTCTAAGCTTAGGGATTTATCATCGGCTTATAGAGCATTTAATAAAATAGAAGAAGATGATTTAGTAACACCATCTTTGGATAGTGAAGCATTAACTATGTCTGGAGAGGTTGCATCTTTTGCAGGTGTTCCTTTAGATAGGGTTATTCGTAAAGCTAGACATTTAGCTGCTATTAAAAACGAAGAGCTTGAAACTTGGCAAAAAATATGGTTAGTTTTAGGATGGAATGAATGGGACTTAGGTGTTGATACAAAAGCAAGTAAAGATTTATTTAATTTTGATGTTAACTTTGATGATATTAACTTTGATGATGTTGACTTTGATACTATAGATTCTTCGTTTAAAAAATTAAAACCTGGTGTTGCGGGTGTTGCAAATAACGATGGTACTATTGAGTTAGCATCTGACTTGTCACCTGAAGAAAAAAAGAAAACTATTCAACACGAGAAGCAACATTTGCTTGATATGAAAAATAAAAAATACAAGTTAAACTATGATGATAACTTTGTTTATTATAAAGATAAAAAATATAAAAGAGTAAATGGTAATATAGTATATAACGGGAAATCCTATATAGAGGGTCACCCAGATTTGCCTTGGGAAAAGAGGGCGTACAAAGCAGAGAAAACTAGAAAGTTTTTATATGCATAAAAAAAAGGGATGTTACAATTAAGTAGCATCCCTTTATTATTTTAGAAGAACAATAGTCCAACTATTATACCAAAGACCGGACCAAGTATAGCCCAAACTTTATATAGTTTTATAATGTTATTCTCTTTAGAAGAATAAATATTATCTTCTGTATTTAAATTTAAAGACTCTAGTTTATTTTCTAAGTCTTTTATTTTTGCTTTTGCATCAGCAAAGGTAAATCTTTTCGCCATATTATTATTTTATATTAACCATCGCAGCTTAAACAATTAGGATCCATAGCTGCTGCTGCTATATCTCCTCTCAATACAGACTCTGTCCTCATATAATATAAGGTCTTTATTCCATGTTTCCATGCGTCCATATGTACCGTATTAATCCATCTAGGTGTAGCCTCAGAAGGAAAAGCTAAATTAAGTGATACTGATTGATCAATATAATCTTGTCTTATACCTGCTTGTCTAACTAATTCTAGTTGGTTTATTTCTTTAAATGTTTTAAATACGTTTTTGACTGGCTCTCCGTCTTCTTTATTAAGTCTTCCTCTTTCGTCATAATACCATCCGTTGAGTGCATCGAGTGTTTGAATGGATCCACCATCGGCAAGTATCTTATCCCATGTATCTTTGTTATCAATCCCAAGTTTTTTAAGTATTTTTTTAAGTTCGTTATTTTTTCTAATAAATGTTCCTTTAGCAGATTGCTCTGTAAATATATTAGCAGCCCATGGTTCAATACCGGCTGAAACATTTCCTGATAGTTTTGAATTACTAACAGTTGGTGCAATAGATCTTAAGTGTGTATTTCTAAATCCTGTACCAACACACCATAAGGGTTCACCATATATTTCAGCAAGTTCTCTTGAAGCTCTTTCAGTTTCTATTTTTATTTTTGAAAATATTTCTCGCGTTTTGAATTGTGCTAATAAACTTTCGAAAGCTATTCCTCTTTTTTGTAGCAGGCTGTGCCATCCAAGGACACCAAGTCCAAGTGCCCTGCCTTTTTCCGCACTGCGTACAGAGTTCTCGAATCCCTTCATATTCTTTGCTCTCTGAATAAATTCTTCTAGCACACCGTCCAGGAACCATGTCGCGTCGTAAATTAAATTTGTATTCTTCCATTCATCGTATTTATCTAAATTAAGTGAAGATAAACAACAAACAAAACTATGTGATTCATCCGTATGCAGTACAATCTCACTACATATATTAGTCATATGTACTTTTAAACTGTTTTTCTTATATGCTGCTGGATTAGCTTTGTTTGTATTTCCTTTAAACAAGATATATGGTTCTCCAGTTGCTTTACGTTTTTGGATAAGTTTGGACCATCTAATTCTTGCTTCTTCGTCTCCAAGCTCAAGCTTTCGCATAAACTTATCGCCAACGACAGCACACTGCTGCAGGTTAAGAGATTGTCTATTGACATCTCCTTTAGGTTCTCTAATTTCCAACCATTCGAGGAAATCATCGTGTTCAATATTGATATTAACGCTTGCAGCTCCTCTTCTAACGGAACCTTGGTTGGTCGCCAATATAGTTGAGTCGTATATTTTGCAAAAAGGGACAACGCCATCTGAAGTTCCATTACCTGTAATTTTAGCACCAGCGGGACGAATCATATTAACTCCGATACCTACACCCCCGCCGTGTTTTGCAAGCAACATCATTTCTAAATTTTTATTACCTATGTCTTGTATACTATCTGAAACATCAATTCCAAAACAACTTATAGGTAAACCTCTATCTGAACCTGTGTTAGACAATACAGGTGATGCTAAACACAACCACCCTTTCCATATATAATCAAAAAACTTATCAGCTAGTTCTGGCTTATATAAACGCTTTGCTACTGTTTTAGCAACACGCATATATGCATCACGTGGTGATTCACCATTAATTAAATATCCACCTGATATTGTTTTCTTATATATATCTGTATCACCCCACACAGGGTAATCTTTATTTTTTTTCCAATTACTATTCCACATTTAAATAATATATTAAATATCCTATTGACACGTTTAAATTTACTAATACTAAGTTCCATTGTTTTGCAACCCACACTTGTGGTATAGATAGCATACCCCCTATAATATAGGTTGTAATACCTATATTACCTTGTGCTAATAAATAGGGTGACATCATAATAAACGCTGTGCCCATATATCCTAATCTATTTGCAATTCTTTCTTTTGCTGTAAGTCTTCTATCTTGAACCAATAATCTCACGAAAGAACGCTTCCATCTAAACTCACAGCTTATACATGTTTTCTTGCCTAGATGTTTAAACTTATGGTCTTTTTTCTTTTTCTTACAGACATTACAAACTCTCACCAATTACATCTATTAGTACGTCTATATATTATAGTTGTACTATTATTTGGATAAGTATATAATAAATTATAATCATAATTATATATAGGATTTGTAGATATAATATATAATTGGTCTTGCATAGTGTTCATATAATGAATATTATTATTATAATCTTGGTTATAATTATAAAATAATTGATCGTTAAGTTGTGCATTGCTATAAAATCCTATAGCTAAAAATAATATTAAAATTTTTTTCATAATTAATTATTGTTTAAAAGTTTATTTACCAAATATCTTCAAAGTCTTCCCCTTCATTAGCTTTCGAATAATCAGTCGGCCTAATAGAAAAGAAATCAGTATGAGTGTGCCCGCCGGTAAGATGGTAGAACCAGTCCAAACTGCTCGCTCCAACTTCGTCATATTCAAAGTACTTCCCGCTGTTTGAGTAACCGAGTTCAACAATTTTTTCGTTAAGACGTTTCCTGATAAATTGTTTAAGGTCATATGCTTTGAGGTTTTCAATATCCCCTTGTTCAAACATTTTGTCAATATATCTTTCTTCTGCTTTAAGCATTGTTTTTGCTGCTTTAATAACGTGTTCATAACAGTCATCTTGTAATCCTTTAATTTCTTTACACATATGTCTAAATAACTGACATCCCATTTTAGAATGCAGCGATTCATCTCTTACACTCCATTTCATTTGTTGACCAATTCCTTTTAGCAAATTACGCAACTGAAAACTATATAACACAGCGAAAGCGGAATAAAGACTAACACCCTCTGCAAATGCAGAAAACACAGCAAGAGACTTACCTATACCAACTGGATTTTTACCTGTATAACTTACAAGATTTTCAAATCTTTCAGCAGTTGCTGGCTCGTGTAAAAATGCTTCAAAGTTTTCAAGCCCTAGCGTTTCATTTAAATAAGAATAAGCAACAGCATGAATTGTTTCTTGTGAACCAAACATCATTGCCATTTGTTGTATTTCATGTTTAGGAAACCAACCTACAACCTTCTGTGTCCAATAATCTGATACCGCACATTCTGTTTGTGCAAATCCTAAAAGTATGTTGCCAACTAAATTTTTTTCTGATTTAGTTAATTTTTCATTCCAGTCTTTAACATCGCTTGACATTGGTATTTCAGTATGTAACCAAAAAGCTTGTGCTTGTTTTAGCCAACCTTCTGTATAATATTCAGGATATTCAAAAGGTTTATAAGGTATTCTTTCGTCAAATAATCCCATTACTTTTTTTCTTCTTTTTCAGGTTCTTTTGTATTTTCTTTCTTAAGTTCTTCAAGAGCTTCAGCATAACCAGGTAATTTTTTTGTAAGCATCATTGTACCTACAGATAAATCTTTTAAGTTATGTAACTCTTGTACTATCCTATTCATAGAGTTGCCTAGCACTTCTATTTTATTACGCATTTCTATTAGCTTAGCTTCCTTCATTTTTTAAAAAATAATTTGTTAAAGTATTTATTCTATCATCTGCATCAACTAACATTTGTAATGCTTGCTCTGCGTTTTTATAATAATCATCAGTTGAATGATCACCTATACCTGCAGCTTTATTGCTTAACAAATCTAAACTAAGCATTGCTTTTGCTTTATCTGCTTCAGCAGATTTTAATAACATTTCATATAATTGTTTGTACATCTTTACTAAGTATTATAGGGCTTGCGTCCTTATTGTTTTTAACTTCAATATGTGTTTCTTTAATAGTAATAATTGGATCAATAGTTTCAATTACTCTTCTAGTTATATTACCGTGTTGATCTCTTATTACTTTCTTTTTAGAAAAAGTTTTTTTGTATTTTTTTAAAACGTATTCTTTTAGCTTTTCTTTATTCATAATGTATTGTTAAACATATTTCTACAAAAGGTACATATAATACATGTTCTATAAATGTTTCCTCAGGATAACTTCGTATACCTACTAAGACGCCTGGATATAATCCTAAACTAATTTCCCAACCTGCTATTTTCATTAAAATAATAATTTAACATTTTCATATGAAACTTTATTCTTTCGATATAATGATGTCGAAGTGAAGGTATTTCTGTGTCTTTAAATTCCGTGTTGTTCATGTATCTTTAATATATCTTTATACTTTATAGGATTTCTTTTTATTAATTTTTTAATTTCCTTATCTATCTTTCTTCGTCTATACATTATCTCTGCCTCTTTCTTCTTCTTGATTCTTTGATCAAATTTATCGTCAGATCTACTTCTTTCTGATTTTGAGGCTTGTAAAGTATCTTTCCAATATTGTTTTTCGTGAGCCATAATTTAAAAAGTTTCCATCTTAATGGGAAAGATTCATTTGGTCTGCCTTTGCATTCTATAATATAATCTTTACCAATAAAATCTGGTGTATATTTTATACCTAATATTTTTTTAATTCCTCTATTTATATATTCGCCTTTACCATTAGCTTGTTTTTCATAACTTGTATTAGGAAATTCAAATGTATTTATTAATTGAAAAGTTTCATTTTCATATCCTTCAAACAATTTATTTTTTTTTAAAGCTATATAAGTGTATCTTTCAAGACCCGAAGCAAAATTAATACCATCATATGATATTTTTTTAGCCTGTACAGGGCCTCGCTTTTTACTTTTACGTCTTCTCATGCTAATATGTAATATCCCAATCTTTACCTGTGTTATCTGATGTCCAACTAGATTCAGGATATTTAGTTAGCTTTTTGTTTTCTTCAAATAATACAGCTCTAGCTTTTTCAATATAATTAGCAGCATCCATAAGCTCTTCTTGTAAATGATTAAGCCAAGCGTCTAATGGTTGATCATCTTTATCTAAACCTACACCATATTTTTTGTAACCTGCTTCAGCACGTTTTTGAATCTTTTCAATTACGCGATTAATTATTTTGTCGTTTATCTTACTCATCTTTTACAAATGTTCCGTTAACCATTTTACCTGTTCGTTTTGAAATAACATTAAATGAAGAATCAATACAATCTTCAATTTTAAATCCTTCAAGCTCTGAAAGATTTGCAAGCACTATTACCATATCACCAATAGCATCTTGTATTTCATCTTTATCTTGTTTTAATAATGCTTGAGCAAGCTCACCTGCTTCTTCCATTAATTTAACATACTGTGTTTTACTATCACCTTTTTGATAAAGGTTACGTTGTTTAGCCCAGCTTCTTATTTTATTAAAAGATGAATCATTATTAGAAAATGCTTCTATAAAAGCTTTATTATATATGTAGCATGTACCTGGCCCAAATTGGCTAGCATGTACATTAGCTAATATCCAATCTATATATTCTTGTTTGTTTAATTCAAATGTATCTTCAGCAAATTTTAATACTATATTTCTTAAAAATTCAGCATTAATATCACTAGGCGATATTTTAAATGTTGTTGTTGCTTGTGATGAGCTATGTTTATTCATTTTTTTAGTAAATAAATCTTTATATAATTTAATATCTTTTTTATATTTAAGTTCTTCTTGCAAAGTTCTTTCAGCTTCTGAAGCCTCTACTATATCATCTGTTTCATATAGTATATCGTATTCACCAGGTTTATAACCTTGTTCTTTTTCTACACGTTTTTTAATATTAGTTGTACAACCAATCTTAACTCCAGGTATATGGTATATTTTGTACTTACCGCTTTTTAGTTCTATCATGTATTTAATTTTGCTTTAATTGGTGGGTGTGGATTATAATTTTTTATTTTAATCATATCTGATGTAGGTATCACTATAAACTCACGTGGTCCTTGTTCAACAGTAAGTCCGAGAGAAATATCAACATTAGGTAGTTTCCTAAAATCATTATTAAGTTGTTGTTTAGCTTGCTCGATATGGTTGCTATACAAATGACAATCACCAAGGGAAGCAATAAGCTGACCTTCTTTATAGCCATTCCCTTTAGCAAGTAACTTAAGTAATAAACCATACATTGCAATATCATAAGGCAACCCAAGGAAAACATCAACTGATCGTTGTTGCCACATAAGATTAATTTTTCCATCATTTATATATATTTGAAAACCATAGTGGCAAGGAGGTAACACCATATCATCCATATCATTGGGATTCCATAAGCTTGCCATAATGCGCCGCGAGCTTGGCTCTTCTTTAATTTGGATGAGTATTCGTTTAAGCTGATCAATACCATTAAAGTCCCTAAGCTGCTTGCCGTAAATAGGACCAAGCGTGCCGTCAGTTCTACCTGATCTATTATAATCAGCATCCCAGTAACTAACACCATTAGACTGAAGGTAATGAATATCAGTACGACCTTGTAATATCCATAATAGTTCCGTAACTGCATGTTTAAAATATATTTTTTTAGTTGTTAATAATGGAAAGCCAAGTGACATATCGTGCTTTATTGTTCTACCAAATACAGATTTAGTACCTGTACCTGTTCGATCTTCTTTTGCTTTGCCACTATATAATACACCAGCTAATAAGCCTCTATATTCATCTTGTATGTTTATCATAATAGTATTTACACATTTTATAATATTCAGGCCATATAGTATGTTTATCATAAACACTTGGTGAAAAACTTATAGTCTCGCCTTTCTTATATAAACCAAAAGCAATTGCTATTTTCCATTTACCAGGTTCTTGATGTATACCATAAGGTGATATTCTTATATTATTATCAACACAATGTTTTTGCCATGTTTCTTCTTCTATACTAGTTGAGTAGGACGGCATTTTATATGCATTCTTTTTTCCTCTGCCTACTAATCCACTTCCCATGGCATATCATTTTTTATTTGTTGTGTTATTGGTATATAGTTACCGCTTACTTTATCCCATGTAAAATGTGCTTCAGCTTGATTCTCACCTAAGTTTTGAAACTTTACTTTAAGAACTTTAACTTTTACAGTTTGCTTTTCATAATCTCTATGCACGAGCAATCCGTGATAAGATGCATCATACCATTCACCACCACCTTTAATATTATACATATTAGGTTCGTCAATAGTACCATCATCTTTCTTATACATTTTAGTGGGATGAGCTACAACAATAACAAGTACATCATGCTTCTTAGCAAAAGCTTCAACTCTAGTTAAGTATTCCATAGTAGCATCTGTAATACTCATATTACTAGCACCATTCATCTTAACTTTATTATAAGGGTCTATAACTAAACACTTTATACCTTTACGTTTTACAAGCTCTGCACCTTTCTCTAAAACAGAATCTAAATCATATCTTTCATTTTCTATAAAGAAAAAGTTATTGTTAACTACATCAGTTACTTCATTCCATTTATCAGAACCTATATCTGTTTCTCTTGGCATCCAACCACCTATTTTACGAATAAGCTTATGACCATGTAGAAACGTAGGTTTATTTTCTGGTGAAGCAAAAGCTGTTTTCCAACCATATTTTAAATAATAACCTATAATCATTCTATCTACAAAATCTGATTTACCTGAACTAGGTACACCTGTTACTGTAATAAACTGACCGGTATATGTTGAAAATATATTATCAAAAGGCTCTAACCCGATTTGATAACCGGGTTTGAAACCTTCTTTAATAAACTCTTTTAATTCATTACTTACATCTGATAATGTTAAAACATTTTCAAGAGGGACGGGGCTAGCATTATTAATGATGCCAGCAAGCATGTCGCTCCCATTGTGAATAAGAAATTCATTAGCGTCTTTGTGATTACCGAAGTCGATCGTATAGCACGCTTCTGCTCCGAGTCTTCGAATAAGTTCTTGCTTAAGATTTTCTCCTGCCTCATCCTGATCAACTGCGAGAATGATTTTTTCTTTTGATTCAAAATAATCAATGCAGTTGTCCAAGTAATCAAGGTTAGTGTTATTAATTGTAGCTCCGTTTGGGACGCTAACCACTGAATCAATCCCAGCTTCAATAAAAGATAAAGCGTCAATCTCTCCTTCCACAATAACCACATATCTATGACTAAGAGTAGAATCAATATTATAAAATATTTTTTCTGCCCCTTTAACAAGTTTAAAATTTTTTCTTCCATCTCTATACTTTATGTTTGTTAATTCGTTATTAATAAAGTAATTAAATTGGATTGTGTTTTCTTTTTGTCCTGTCTGTGGCATATATTCTAATCCTTCAGATACTTTCATTTTATCTAAAGTACTTTCTGATATACCACGCTGTTTAAACCATTGAATAACTTTATTACTTAGTTTAGTATTTGTAATAGGTTCCGGCTTAACATATTCTTTATCAGGGTTTTTCCTTTTAAAGGTATGTAGCTGGAATGTATTATTACAATTATGACAAGTTCCAAGACCACGTTTCCAGTCGTAAGATGCACATTTCTTTTTCTGGTTAGCAGGTTTCCTGTCAGCAGAGCAAAGAGGACAAACGCCCTCTTGCTCACCAACTTTAAGATTATATTGATTAAATATATCTATATCGAAACCATTAATCTCGATGTCATTTATCATACTAAAATGGTAAATCTGGTTCTTGTTCCTTAGGAGTATTCATTTGCATCGCCGGTTGACCATCTCTTGGTGGTGGATCTGGAAATGAACCATTACTCCATACTACTTGCACATTACCTAAATAAACTTTATCAACTTTTGATTCTCTTTCTTCTTTAGATTGAGAAACAATCATTGGCCCTTGATTATTAAATTGATCAACCTCATCGTTAACCGTTATAGTGATAGGTAAATACTTACCTTTCTTACCATCAATAATCTTATCTTTAGGTATTGCAGATAAATTAATACTTCCTTTTACAATACCTGCCATTAATAACTATTTATTTGAGTGAATAATCTTCTAAGCTGATCTTTGTTCGCGCCTGTAGTTCTTCTTAAGTTGTCTACAGCTTTAACATGCGATTGATTAGAATAAAAGTTTTTTGTATTTGTAGTTATACCTGTAACATCACAGGTCATTTTTTTAGTTCTTGCCATATTAAATTAATTTAAATTAAAGTGTTTTTGAAATATAAAATTGTGTTAAATCAAATTGCTCATCACCGAAAAATTCATTATAAGCTTGGGCTGCTCTTGCAACTTTATTTTGTCCTGATTGCAGGAAATCACTGCTGCAGTCATATAAACCTAATTGATGTGTTTTTTTATCTACTACTATAAACACTAGCTCATAGCCAAACAGTTTAGAATATATATAAGCTTGGCTGTCATAATTAAATTTATATGCACTAGAACGAAATGAATCGATCGATGATGTAGTTTTTAAATCTACTATTAGTTGTTGTGTATGGTTAATAATATCTGCTTTACCTTTCCATGTCACACCTTCTAATTCGGTGACACCCGGAACCTCATAATCAACTTTACCTTCTTGTATTAAGTCTTTAAATAATTCAACTTCAAGGACTCTCTCACGCATGTTCTGAATAGAATCCGCTTCATGCTCTAACAAACATATCTCGCCGCCGGAGAGTTCTTTGTAGACTTTTGTGTTCCTTGTTGTTGCGTTAATTATTTTATACTTATCTAGTTTATGAGGTTCGAGTATACACGTATGAAAATAACCACCTATTGCAAAAGCAGTAGAAGGTTCACTAGGCTTCTTAAAATCAAGAGGATTATTTAATAGTGCTCTTATGTCACTATTAGAAAGAAACTGTTTACCATAATCACCATAATAGTGTTCATCAGATTTTAGTTTCTTTAATATTTCCTCTTTATTCATTTACAAGCTCAGTCCTAGCTTCACTGGTTATTGTATATTTATCTTCAAGTGTCTTCATTAATCCACCATTAGATAAAAATTTCTTTGCCTGTTCTATATTAGCTTTATTAATTAATGGTTTTTTAGTTGCTGCTATCTTAGTTTCTAAATTTTGAACTTTAGATTTAAACGATGTGTCTTGTCCGTGTACATTTGTAGCATCCGCATCTGCAGTATCATCAATTAATAATAAATTACCCAGCGCATATTTTTTACCATATGAGGACGCACTACCAAATCTCTGTGGCATTTGCTGTCCTTTAGCATTTAAATCAATACCAACTATCGCTGTAGCTTCTATTGTATCGCCTGATTCAGCATCAACAATGTTAGCTGTTGAATGTATTATAGGAAAATCTCCCATAGTTAAGTTTTCTTTAACTATAAAATAAACGCCATACTTTTCATTTAATGGCTTTAATGATTCAAGTATATCTTCAGCCGATCTAAAGTTATACTTACCAAAAGCATTATAACGAGACTTTCTGGATTTAAATTCATATTGTATTCTACTTAATTTTTCTCGTATATTCATAATTAGTTGTTTTGTGCCACTTTTTATTTTTCATTTTTAATTGTCTAATTGCATACTTTTTATCTTTATAATACAAATTATGATAAAGGGCATCGCCATGCAATTGTGTATCAGTATCTTTTTTATCATCTGTCGATGTATCGATGTTAAAATAACTTAGTGCTTCAGATAGATTTGAAGTATCACCTCTATCTATTGCATCATCTTCAATGTCGTAAAGTATATGTTTATGTTCCATTGTCTTATTATATATTACATAAAAAACTAGTAATGTATACTATTTTTCTAAAAATTTTTCAATTATTTCTTTTACTTCAATTTGTTTTAATTTTTGCAAAGCTTTAGCTTTTGTTTTCTTAATCCATACAATTGATTTGTTATATTTTTCAGCTATTCTAGCTAAACTTACTTTTCTATCGAATGGTTCATCTATACCATAAAACATGCATATAATATCTTTTTCAAAAGGTGTTAAAAATATATTCATAACATCATTTAAATGTTCATTTAATCTATCATTATTATAATTTGATATTTGATCAACTACATCCATATAATGCGCATTGAAAAATGATGCAAATGTTCTAGTTAAGAATATATCCATTTGATAGTTTAAATCATATTTACCTTCATATGCAGCTCCGTGAGGCTTTAACTTATAATATGCCTCAGGAATCCTAATAGTATCTCTATCGTGAGCTATGGCTCGTTTAATGCCGTTTTTAATATTAATTTTAATATAATTAATTATAATACCAGTTTGTTCTTCTTCTGGTGCTGCATTAATCATATTCCAATCAAGTTTTAACCAAGCTCTATAAAAACAATAATAGCCTTCCTGTAATAAATCATTTAAATCTAATATACCTATCCTGTTCCATGACCTTTCAAATGAATTAGCCAAACTTCTTGGCCATTGTATATAAGGCATATGGTCGGGGTCTATTAGCTTACCGCTGTCTATTTCTTTTAAATGAAATTTATATGTTGGGTGGCTATACCACTTCATCTTCTATTTCTTTTTTTAGGTTTTCTAAATTCTTTAATTTTTGTTGCTATTTCGAATTTGTTCGTGTATAGCAAATGTTTATATATTTTTTTACTCATATTAATCCATTTTATGAATCCAAGTTAATCCTTTACTATTATACCACAACCATTTATTTTTGTCGTGCTTATCAAAACTTGGTGGTATGTCACCAATTAAATAAGGTTTAAATTCAAACCTTATGCCTATTCTAGTTGATTTTAATTTTTTGTTTTTCATATTACATCTTTAATTGTTATTTCATCAAACCATTCCCATTCAGCACCAGCATAACTATTAAGTATTGAATTAATAGTTTGTTCTTGTACTTTATGAGACACATCGGTATTAATTATATAAACTTTATTATTTACTATTAGTTTTCCTAAACTCATTTATTAATTATTAACCCAATTATACATATTAGAATCCACATTAATCCTAGACCTAATATAATTATATCTTCATTCATTATTTATATTTTTGATACATTACAAATACAATAACCTTAAGCATAGTACCTGCCATAACACCAACAGCTATTGTTAATTTTATTTGAACAATTGACGCAATCATAAAAATTGTTACAGCATCAAATGCAAACATTATAGGCATAAGCATTACTAATCCTTGTTTAAGTTTAAGTGTATCGCCTAGCAAAGCTACTACATATGCCGATAATGCAAATAGAAAAGCAATAGAAAAACTACTCATAGTTTCTAATTGTTTTAGCTCTTGGAAATCTGTAAGCTCCGGCTGGAGTTCTTTCAAAGAATTCAAATGTTAATAGCTTACCGATATATTCTTTTCTTGCTTGCCACATTTGTTTTCTGTTTTCAATAGTTAGTGTAGGCCAAGGTATTTCAACTTCTCTACCGTCTTTATCAAGAGCTAGCCACTTACCAAGACCTTTAGCAAACTTGCCTTTACCTTCAACATAACCTGTAATAGTTGCTTCAGTATCCGACCAGTCTTTTACTTTTTGTAGTGTGTAACTTCGTTTTTGTTCATATAAGCTATTTGTTCTAAGCATTGAGCCTTCGTAGCCGTTTGCTTTGTTTTGTTTGTGGTATTTGTTTAGTTTATCATCATTACAAACTACTTTAGTATCAACTTCATGAGTGAACTTAAGTTTATATTTGCTTTTAAGATTTGTAATAGCAAGTGTACGATCAATAAATTTTAGATAACTAGAAAATAAGTCGTAGCAATGGAACTGTAAATAACTTGCTGACTCAAATTTATCAGCTTGTGTTGGCTTTTGCTTTTTAACAAGTGATATAATTTTATTAAAATTATTTTTAAACTTATGATTGTAAAGCTCACCATCGAGGATAAGAAAAGGATTATCAGCAAAAAGTGGTTTAAGCTCAGTTAGTATATGTTTACAATTGTGGAATTGCTTACCGTTTCTACTATGAGCTCCGTAGCGTGTAATAATGCATCGTACACCGTCGAGCTTTGGCTGAATAAAATGTGTTTCATCTTGCCAGTTGATTGTTTTAGATACTGGATGAGCCAGCATTGGTTTAAAGTTTGTCATATTCTTTTTTAATTCTGTCATATATTTCATTTAATTCTATTACTAATTCGTATTTTTCATCAGCTAATAACTTAGCTCTTTTAATATCTAAATCTATTAATTGAGCTTTTAGCATATCTTTTTTAGTAGGATGTTTAATATTACCAAACCCATCTGTTTCAGCCTCAAAGAATTCTTTAGGTGTCATAGGTTTAAAGTCTTGTTGTATTCTAGCATCAAAAGCTAATAATATTTTATCAGCTACTAATTGTGATAGTTTTTCTAAATCTTCAGGAGTCATTGTTTACTATTATATTGTACATATATTTTAACAACTGTTGTTTTCTAGTTAAGCATTCAATTTGCTTAGCTATTTCTTCTTTAGTAGGCCCAAAGAATGAATCAGGAGTCATATTTTTCCAGTCTTTTATTTTTTCATCTAAAGGACCTTGTCTACTCATAATGTATATAAGTGCTTGACCTTTCAAATCGTCGTGGTCAAGCTTTAAGTGTTTGTCTTTCAGCATTTTAATTTATTTAATAAATTGGTTCATCTTCTCTTACATTCAACCAGTTAAGAACTTCTTCTTCAGGTAAGAAAGCTTCAGTGTCAATATATATTTTAACTTCTTCACCATAACCTAAATCGTGGCATGTTTCTTCTATTCTATCCATAATAGTATCGAATTGAGGTTCATAATAATACACATCATTTTCCCAATCAATGTTTCTAGCATCATTTGTCATAACATATAATGTATAATCATCAGCAGTATACCACTCAGATAATTCTAAGTCGGGGTTTCTCAACTCATCTTTAATTACAACTATACTATCATACTTATTGCCTAAGTATTTTTCTAATTTTTCTATATAATCCATTTTATTTAATTTAAAGTTAGAGCGAAAAGTGGGCCTCGAACCCACAACCTTTAGATTGGAAATCTAATGCTCTGCCAATTGAGCTATTTTCGCATAAGGAGACGACGGTTTGATTGCATTGATATTTTAAATTGTATCGCGCTCAGGTATATTCGTCTCCAATTTAGTGCGCGGGGTGGACTCGAACCACCGACCTCGAGCTTATGAGGCTCGCGAGCTGACCATCTGCTCTACCGCGCAATATTATATCGTTTCCAATATTCTATTTCAAACAAATCAATTTCTTGTTTTGTCATTTTTAATAGAACATTTTTTTTATTTTTTCTTTTCTTTTTAGTCAATGTAATCATCATCTATATCTTTTAACCATTCTTTTTTAGCATCTAATTCCATAATTTTAATTGTCATATAGTCAATTACATTTTGAATTGAAAACTTTTTAGATTTCATAAGTTCAGGATAAATTTTATTAATTGCATATTCAACTGAAAATGTATCAATATGATTTTCAACATTTTGTTTTAAATCTAGTATATCTGTATAGTTTTTTAAATCTATTTTATTCATATTTATTTATTTAGTGTATAGCATTTTATCTAGCTAATTTTTGTTTATTTAATTCTTTTAATAATAAATTGTATATTTTAATTTCAAATTGGGCTAACTCTTTATCGTCTAAATTTTTTACATCTGGACTGTCGTGAATTTGCCAGTGAATAGTATCCCAAATTTGTTCATATACTACAGGCTCAATACAATCTACTATATTTTTTATTTTCTTCTCCATGATTTATGTACTAAGTTACTTAATTCTTGTGACACGATTTGTATACTATTTCCAGTTTTATGTTCTATTATAGGTACATAGCTAACTTGTTGTATTTCAGAACATTGTACACATTTATTATAACCTAATTCTATTCTAACTGGGTGTAGTACTGAACCACATCTACAAAATTTATTCATATTTTAATTTATTTATTTCATTGATATCTTCAACTTCTAACTCGCTGAACATACTTATTATTTCTTTACTAATATTATCACTTTCAATATTAGTTTGTAACGTATTTTTCATAATTATTTTATTTTTTTTACAACACCGCAAACCATACATAAATAATGGTTTTCAGATGTTTTTATAAATGTATATTTATTGTTGCATTTATCACAACTATCCACAAATTTCTCTTGTGCCATCATTATTTATATCATATCTATGCTGATTATCTAAATCAAACGTTATAATTTTACCATTTGTTTCCATCCATTGACAATTTGTCATATTATGACCTTTATCATCTAAAAATTGTTCAGCATCTTCACTATTTTTAAACCATTCTATTAATTCATATTGCCAAACATTTCTATTTTCAAGAACTGTTATATATTTTTTATCTTTCATTATTTAAAATTTTTATTAAATTTATTTTTATTATATGCATCTATAAACAAATCTGAATCAAATTTTAATTTAGGTACTTGCTTTAGATGTCTTTTATTATATATTAATTTACCTTCATAATTATCAATTAATATTGCAATGCAATCTTGTTGTAATATATCGCATAAATCTTCAACTTTTTCTTTTATTTCTTTTATAGAAGCAATAATTGAAGTCAAACCTACAAAAGTTGGTTCTTCATCACCAAGATATTCACCTTTATCTACAAAGTAAGAATCATCATATATTTTAAAACCAGCTTGTCGTAATAATACCGCAACACCGTTTTCAGTATACATATGGCCATTTAAACCTATGTTAAATTCAACTTGAGTTATTTTAACTCCACTTCCAATACAATTTTCTATATTATTCATCTAATTTTTTTCTTATTTTTAATAATTTATCTCTTAATTCAAGAGGTGTTAATCCAGTTGGTTTATTCATATTTAACATAAGTTGATTCATTACTGAATTTTTATGTTGTTTAATAAGTTTTGGATCTATTCTTGTAAATTTCATATTTCAATTTTATTTATTTCTTTGTATATTTTATCTAATTCTGATTCAAAATACGGTTGAATATTTTTAGGTTGAAACATAGAATAGTTTTTCTTGAAAGATTCAATTCTATGCTTTGCTAAATCAATCGCACATATATTTATATAGTGT